ATGCCGCCCGAGTGTTGCCGCTGGCTCGTCGATGACGCCGCCGACCTTGCCCGCCCGGATCGTTCGCATGTTGTCATCGACATCATGCCGGACTTCATCACCATCCGGGAGGGCGAGACGGACCAGCCCCGCCATATTCAGGTCGATCAATACTGGATCGATCCCCGCCACCGCGACGCGCACCGCGACCCGAGCCTGCGCCGCTTCATGTTTCGCCGCGCGCAGGACGGCATCGCCGCTTTAATCCGCTTCAATGAACGAGACGCGCTGACCGTGTTCGCGCCGCCGTTCGACATCAACGGACAATGGCATGAGGTCGGCGGCTATGCCCGCGAGCAGACCCATTCCCTGCCCGAAATTGTGAAGGCGCTCAGCGGTTGAGCGTCACTTTTGCCAAACGGAGGCGTGATCCCACATGGCAGCGTTATTTCCCATCATGATCGAAGTCGAGGAGATTGCCGTAGGCTCAGTCCTGCGCAAGCTTCACGGCATGGAAGGCGTCGCCAAGGTGCGGCTCAATCTCGACGGCGAAAAGCCGAGACTCGGCGGCCAGGGCGGCGCGCGAGATGGAGCCGGTCGCCCGGCGCGCGAGCCCGGCAAGGGCTCGGTCGAACAGCGCATCGTTGCGCTCCTTCTCAAGGAGGGAGCCCCGCTGCATGTCACGGCGATTGCCGAGGCGCTCTCGCTCAAGACGACGCAGGTCCATGGCGCGCTGCATCAGCTCAAGAAGAAGGGCGTCACCCATAACGGCATCGGCCCCGGCCTGCACCGGCTGACTGAGAAGGCGCAGCGCGAGTTGCAAAGCGCGCTCGGCGAAGCGACGCCAGCGGAGCCGCTGAAACTGCCGAAGCCACACGCCAAGGCGAACGGCCACGCCGCGCCCGCGATCAAGCACGGGCCGTCAGGCCGCGCCAGCCCCGGCTCCGGCCCGACGCTCCTGCTGACCGCGCTCGCGAACGGCCCGGCATCGCGCGCCGATCTGCGCAAGCAACTCGGCGATAGCGGCATGTCAGCGAAAAGCATCGAGGGCGTCATCTTCCGCGCCAAGCGCGACAAGATCGTCAAGGTCAACGCCGCCAAGCTGATCGAGCTGACCGCGAAGGGTACGGAGGCTGTCGCCCATGGCTGATGTCCGCCTGTACCGCACCTATCGTTTCATCGACAAAGACCCGGTGATCGACAAGATCAGAACCGTTGTGCAGGACGAGGGCCTGATCAAACGGCTCGCCATCGTCCATGAGCTGTCCGGTGTCGCGACCACGACGCTGAACAACTGGTTCAACGGCCACACCAAGAAGCCGCAGAACCCGACCATCGAGGCGGTGCTGACTTCGCTCGGCTATGAGCGCGAGATCATCAAGAAGAAGGACATCAACATCGAACGCGAGCGCAAGGTTGCCGCCGACTGGCTTGCGAAACAGAACAGCGGCAAAATGAAGTCCAGGCCGAAGGCAAAGGCCAACGGCCACTCTAGACGAAAGGCGGCGAAATGAAGCGGGCGAAATCGACTGGGGCGGCGGCGAACGGCCATAACGTTAGAAGCGCTACCCCTACCGACAAGATCATCGGCGAGCGGATCAGGACGCGGCGGCTTGAAAAGCACATCAGCCAATCGGAGCTGGGCGACATGCTCGGTGTCTCGTTCCAGCAGGTGCAGAAGTACGAGAAGGGCGTCAACCGGGTCGGCAGCTCGCGGCTGATGGAGCTGGCCAAGGCCCTGGACATCGAGGTTAGTTATTTCCTCGACGAGCGCAAGCGCCCGCCTGCCGAGCGTCCGGTTGCCGCGTTCATGGCGACGCGCGAGGGCATCCAGATGGCGGAGGCGATGCTGGCCATCAACAACCACGAGGTCAGGCAGGGCCTGATCGATCTGGCGCGCAAGCTGGCGGCAGCGGGCGAGTGAACGATGGCGGTCTGCTCATTCTGTCTTGACCGCTTCGCGGCGCGCTCGGCGCATCAGACTGCCGTCCAGCAGGCCAATATCGCCAGCGCGCCGGATGTCAGCGTTGCGCCCTGCCCGAGCTGCAGCGGGACAGAATGGGCCGTCACCGATTACATGGTAAAACCGGAGCCGCCGCAGCCATCGTTGCTGCGGCGGGTTCTCGCCCGGTTTGGATTTTGAGCAGCGCGACATGACTTCCTTCAAGCTTGCCCGCATGATGTGGGAAACCAAGGACGGCGGCGATGATACCTGGCTGATCCAGAACGGCCCGCTTGTGGTCGGCTCGATCCGGCGCGCGCCCGGCGAGGGAACGTACCGCGTCGAGATCATGTGGGGCGGGCCGACCGGCGACATCATATTCGAGGCCCCGACCATGACGACGGCGCTCGCGTTCGTCGCGGGCGTCGAGAAAGCATTCGAGGCGATGCAGGGAACGAGGATATCCCCATGACCGAGATGGACCCCGACGACGCCACCCGCGCCGCGAGCGCGCTGGTCGAAAAGATCAAGCCGATCTTGGCCGGGCAAAACCCGGGCGTCGTCGGCGCGGCGCTGGGCGAGCTGCTTGCGATCTTTGTCGCCTCTCACGCGCCGGAGCTGCGCGAAGCCTCGTTCAAATTGCTGCTTGAAGTCAGCGAGAACCTGACCCCTCTCGTCATCGAGGAAATGATCGACGAGGGCCGGGTGCCGCCGGAATGGCGAGAGGTGACCAAGCTATGAAGCGTGCAATGCGGTGACTGCCAGCTCTGCTGCAAATTGCTGCCGGTGCCGCTGCTGCAGAAGGCTGCGGGCGCGAGACCTGCAATGCTCGCCTGCCTGTTGCGTTCCTGCGCGCTGATCCTTCTACTTCTTTGGTGGAAGCTGCTTTGGGAGATTCTGCTCGAACCAGGTCTTGACGATCGATTGCACATCTTCCTGTGTCAGAGGCGGCCCGAATTTGGAGTACAGAACATAGGCGGCGACCCCAACGGCGGCTAACGTCAAACCCGCTAGAACGAGAAGTCTCAACCAATATTTCTTGACGATATGGACAAGCGCTTTATCCAGAATATCGTCTTTCACCTTCTCGGAGATTTTCCCAGCCATTTCATCTGACAGAACTTCGGTGTTCAGGAACGTCGCCGGGAAGCCGACAACTATCTCATGGTGGCGCTGCTTAATATATTGAGCTGCCGTAAGCTTGTCCCGTTTCAGCCTGAACTCAGCGGGCACCTCCGCGTGTTCTATGAACGCAACCCGAAAAAACTCGTCTCCTTTTGACAGAGGCACGTCGTTCTTCGAGAAATTAATTACAATCGATCCGATGGGGCCTTCAAAATCGGCATCGACCATTCCGACATCTAGAGCAAGTAGCCCCTGTTTCGTAAAAGTGCTCCGAAGCGTGACAAGCGCCGTTATCTGATGGGATTTGATGCTGAATACTTCTTTCGAGACAACCCAAGCAACTTGCCGCGGCTTAATCACCAACATCTCAGGAGGTTGGGTTAGATCAAAGTTTTTCGCGTCTTCCCCTACGGGGATAATTGCTCCAATAGTGAGGTAGTAGCTCGAATTTTTTATGTGGCTTCTGTCGGCATCGATTAGTAGGTTCTGCTTCAGAATCTCTTCTCCGACGATTAGCATGCTTCTCCCCGAGGTAAATATGACGATGACACATCAATGCGACAGTTGGGATGCGAGATTCTTTTTGCTTTGCACTCTTCTGAGCTCATGGAGTGAAGATCGAAGTCGTCAGGTGGGCAGTGTCATCGTAGGGTCCGGTAACACGATCCTGGGTACTGGCTACAATGGGCTGCCTCGAAAGGTATCGGCCGACTACGAAGCGCGGCATTCTCGTGAGAATGGAGAAAAATATCTCTGGTTTGAGCATGCGGAGCGTAACGCGATCTACAACATGGCCCGAGCAGGTGTGTCAACCGTAGGCTGCAGAATGTACGTTAATAACTTTCCCTGCGCCGATTGCGCGCGTGCGATTGTCCAGTCTGGTATTGTTCAATTGAACAGTTTCACTCCGAACATGATGGATGCAAATTTCGCGAGGCACTACAGCGTGGCTGAGACCATGCTTTTCGAATCAGGAGTTGAGGTTAGGCTATTTCAGAAAGAAGACGCTTCGTTAGCCGAGGCTAGGAAGCGCTTCTGCACCGCTATAGAGCAGTGACCGCTAACTTAGGGAACGGCGCGCGGGGTACGGTCACGATCTGCGGCGCGGCACAGCCTCCGGCCAACGTTTCACACGAAAATCATGTATTGCCGCCCGAAACTGACTTCGTGACGGCAGCGGGGTCGTTGTCTCTCGCTCCCGGATCATCTTTTCAAGTTCGGTGACGCGCATTTTGGAAAAACGCTCTTCGCCGAGCCATTCGAGCGTCCTCTCTAAAACCTGTGAGATCTTGGTGTAGTCGTACCGCATCCCTGCCTACTTCAAAAATTGCCCGAGCCTCGCCCGTAATGCTTTATCATTCCTTGTCTCGCATTCCCATACCACGAGAACATCCCACCCGTTAGCTTGCAGCGCCGCGATCCGCTCTGCATCGCGCTCCTTATTTCTGGTCAGTTTGGGATTCCAGTACCCGGTATTGGACTTCGGCCGCCGAGCGTCGAGGCATCCATCCCGTTCATGGCCGTGCCAAAAGCACCCATGCACGAAAATCACTTTTCTCCTCGGCCCGAAAACCAGATCGGGCTTCCCGGGCAGGTCCTTCCGGTGCAGCCGGTAGCGGTAGCCAAGCCCGTGCACCATCCGCCGGACCAGCATTTCAGGCTTCATCCCGGTGCTTTTGATCCGCCGCATATTCTCAGAGCGGCGATCTGGCGTAAGATTGTCCATCGAAGCTAGGCGATTAACCCCTCCTTCCGCATCATGGCTTCTTCCACCATTGATCGAGGAGTCACTGCAACGACCTCGTCACGCTTCAGGTCGGGAAAGTCAAGGCGCGCTGCGACAACCCGATCATTCACATACGTCCCAATGAGGATAGCGATCTTTTCGCGGTATAAAATGTCAGGCGCTCCGCCGTTCGCCCGCAATCTCTTCATGTAATCGTATTGGTCGAATAAAAGCGCCTGCATCACGTCTCGATGGACGACGCGCCGCAAGTTTTCTCGACAGAACTGTGCCACCCGTTCGCTTCCAGCCAACGTCTTCCGCAATTCACGGAAGCGATCCATGTTTAGCCCATTGAAACGACTAGGCCGAAACGCAGCACTGTTCACGAGCCACAGGATATTGGCGAATCCCGTTGCAGAAACGCCCTTCTTAGTATCCCTATTTCCCGCGCCGCCATGCAAGTACTCCGGTTTTGCAATGATGAGGCCGAGAAAGCACAGATGCGCCACCTCATCGACGGCCATTAAAAGACACGGCTCGGAACCCCGATACGTTTCTTGCGGAATGGACCAGTTGCTTCCGACTGTGTTTTTTATATCAACGTCCATGCCGTTGATTTCCAGGTCACGCAGCCCTTTAGGCACATCGAGCAAATCGCGGACGAAATGCTCCAACTTGAGGCCGATAAAGGTCTTCTCGACGTTATCGAGTTCGTGCAGACGAGTTCGGGCGGTGCGGACGGGATCCAGGACAAAATCGACGGCGTCGCGTACAAGCTCTGGAAACCGGGCCGTCAGCGCGTCGAGACCACCAGCTCGCGCAGCGATTTCACCGCGCAGGGCGGATAAGGCCGGGTAGTCAGGGTGTGTGTCTGTAAGTTGCGACCGAATCACTCGCATAGCGAGCGACTCTTGCACGATTCAAGTAGCGATTCCGAATCGGCTTTTTTGCCTTCAGGCGGCCTTTATGACCCTGACGCTCCTGCGGACCGACAAGGCTTTCCTGATCTGCCCGGCAACCGCCTGCGCAACAGGCGGAGGGAAGGCGTTTCCGACCTGTCGATACGCAGCGGTTTTCTTGCCGGAGAACTTCCAGTCATCCGGGAAGCCCTGCAACCGGGCGACCATCTCTACCGTAAGCCGCGGCTTGTAGCCGATCACCGGTGCGTCCGGGCCCGGCGCCATATCAGCGATACCCATCCCGTCCACACCGAGCGACGCCCAAGCACGCTTGGCCCTGGTCGGCCCAAGATCGGGGCCGCCGTGCTTCTTCGATCCGCCGACGATTGTCGGAGCGACCTCGTTTGCTTGCTTGCGCCATGCGTCGGCGCCCGGCCATCCGCGAGCGGCCATCTGCATATGAAGCATCTCGCCGACAGTGGGTGGGTTATGTCCAGACACCTGCGGCCAATCGAATTTATCCCAGATGTCCTTTTGGAGCGCGACGATGACGACCCGCGGCCGTAGCTGCGGCACGCCGAAATCGGAGGCGTTCAGTAGCCGCCAACCGGTCATGTAGCCCATTTTGAAAAGCTTGGAGCGCAATCCCTCACGGTAATCCTCGAAGACCGCTTCGAGGAACCCTCGGACGTTTTCGATCATGATCGCACGTGGTTTCGTCTGCTCGATGATGCGCAGTGCGGCCGGGAAGAGATTGCGCTCGTCTTGTGCGCCGAGCATCTTGCCTGCGACCGAGAACGGCGGGCAGGGCAAGCCGCCCGCGAGCAGGTCAATGCCCTCGTGCGCCTTCGCGTTGAACTTCCGAAGATCGCCCTCAACCACCTGCCAGAGCGGGCGGTTAGCCCGCAGCGTCTCGCAGCATGCAGTGTCGATTTCGACGAGTGCGCGGTGATCAAAACCCGCCGCCTCTAACCCGATTGCCTGTCCCCCGGCACCCGCACAAAGCTCCAAAGATGTGAGCCCGCTACCCTTGCCCATGGTCCCCCGCTTGAATCGAACAGGCCAGCAGTAGAGCTACTGGCCCGGTCTGGTCTAGGGCTCCAGCCCCAACATCTTGTGGGCTGACGCTCCGAATCTGGCATATTCCTGTATGTTCTTGATTTGTCCAAAGAAGTCAAGCCAGCATCCTGTCGGCTCCAGCACCGACATCTCGCCCCCAAGCGATCAACCTTGAGGACGCATCAAATGGCGGTAGCCAGCGCGCCCCGCGACCTACCATCTATTGAAAATTTGCCGCGCCTGGGAAGCTGCGCTTTGATAGGGCATGGCTCCTCGCTTCCTGACCTTTCTTACCGGACGCAACATGCCGATCATTCGGCAGCGCCCGGATTCTGAGCCATCGACCATCAACGAAAAGACCATCGCCGATTTCACGCGCGTGGTGGAGCAGACCGGCATTTTGAAGCAATCGGCGGAAGCGGAACTGGATACGACCGATGACTGATCTCACCCGCCGCCGCGATCCGAATCGCACAGAAGAAACGTGGCTGATCTACTGCGGGGATGTTTACGGCGGCAAGATCGGCCTCGCTGTAGGTAACCCCGGCGCCACGGAGCGCTGGAATTGGCATTGTGGGTTTTACCCGGGCAGCAATCCGGGTGAACAGACGTATGGTTCGGAAGACAGTTTCGATGAAGCGCGGGCAGCCTTTGAGCGCGCCTGGGCGGCTTTCCTGAGTCGGCGCAGCCCAGCGGACTTCCAAGCCTGGCGGGATCAGCAAGAGTGGACGGCCCGTAAATACGCGATGTGGGAACGTGGGGAAAAGCTCCCGTCACAAAGGCCTAATTCGATCATGCGCTGTCCCTGCGGCGAACGGTTTGATAGCCACCGGCTCGAGCACACCCGTATCCACATTCCCCACATAACTGAGCACCAGCGTGAAATTCGCCGCTAATCGCCCGTTTGCCGATCCTGAAAAGGCCGCCCGCAAGCTTTTGGAGATCGCCAAGGCAGTTGAATCCGTCCAGGACGGCCGCATCCATATCGAAAAGATCAACGCGCCGTTCCTCTACAAGGAGCGGGGCAGCGTCGCCGAATATGGGGCAGCGCTGAAACACGCGATCGACCGCGGCTGGCTAGTCATGCACGAGTCGGGCACCTTTGTGAGGCTCACTCAATCCGGCGCAGATCATCTGCTCGCCTGAAGGAAGGGCCTATGTGCAATCTCTACAGCATAACGACCAACCAAGAGGCCATCATTCGCCTGTTCCGCGTGGTGAACAGGTACGTTGGCAACCTCGCAAGAATGCCCGGCGTGTTTCCCGACTACCCAGCGCCGGTGATCCGCAACACTGAGAACGGCAGCGAGCTTGTTATGATGCGATGGGGCATGCCACCGCCGCCTCGCACTGGCGGGCCACCGGTTACCAATATCCGCAACACGTCATCGCCACATTGGCGCGGCTGGTTGAAGCCGGGGAGCCGTTGCTTAGTGCCGCTAAACAGTTTTGCCGAGTACGCGCCAGAAACAAATCCAGAGACGAAGAAAAAGGATGTGGTTTGGTTCGCGCTGAACGAAGACCGGCCGCTGTGCGCATTCGCTGGCATCTGGACGGCCTTCAACGGTGATCGCGGCACGAAATCCAAGCCGATTCCTGGTCCGCATCTGGTCTATGGCTTTTTCACTACGCAACCAAATACAGTTGTTGAACCAATTCATCCAAAGGCCATGCCGGTGATCCTTACCACGGATGAAGAGCGCAACGTGTGGATGCGCGCACCTTGGGATGAAGCAAAAGCGTTGCAGCGGCCACTAGCCGATGATCAGTTGATGATCGTTAGGCGAGGTGAGGATAAGGAAGACGACGCAGCAGCGGCATAATCAAAACGGTTGACGATTAATTCTGAATTGCGCACTCGTACTCGCGTTGTGATTTCGGAACATCGTCCAGCGAAATACACTCAGTTTTCCCACACATTTCGATCGGAATCTTACATGACTTTCGCCCTGGCTGCACCTTCACGAGGTCTTCTGCATAAGAAATGATCGAAGCCTGTCGAATTTCTTTGATGACTCCATCAATCAATTCGCGGGTTTTCTCCGAAAGCTCGGGCTCTCGTTGAAGCCGCTGAACGCCGAGAAAATCGTTGGTCAGTGTTGCACGCGCGGCTATCTCTGAAACCTTGCACTTGACCTTTAGCTGGTTCTCGAATTCGGTTGGCTTCAAGCGTCGTACGATATCATCCGCAGCCTGTAACATTATGCATTTTCTATAGGCATCGAAAACGCAAGCATCTCCTGTGCAGAAAGATGCTTTTTGGTCTTTGTAAATCTCAATTGCAGCCGTCTCCATCGGGCCGATGAACATTGGACCAAGTACGCGTCCTCTAAGCTCCTCAGACATCCCATCTAGTCCGGGGGGAGGATGCCGTCCTAATTCAGATTCGACAGCGCGCATCTCGGCCTGACAACCCGCTTCAAGAAAGTCAGTTAGTTCATTGCGCAGCTTGTGGCGCTGCACGACAGCAAGCATGTCCAGAAAGCACTTCGCGAGAGACTTTCTTTCCGATTGCGCAAACTGGCTGTAATCGATTTTGTCGTAGTCAATGTCCTTGGCGGCTACCGATGACATGCAGCCAATCGAAAATGCGACTATCATGACTCTAAGCACGATATCCCCCGAGACGGATAGGCAAAACTGGCTAAGATGATAGACCATAGAGGGGCAGAAAGTAAGTCGCCAAGAAGTCTGCGAAACCACAAGGAGGTCTGCACGACTGACCACCGTGTTCTTGGGCATGGATCAGGGCTTGGTGCATCCGGGATTTCCCGGAGTACCACTCCTGTTTGAGACCATGATATTCGGCGGCCCGCGCGATCTTGCGCAGCAGCGCTGCTCAACATGGGCGCAGGCCGAGCGCCAGCACGCCGAAGCCGTCGCGCTGATGCGAGGCGACAACATCAAGGCCGTCAAATGAGAACCATCGCCACCGCCCTCGCGCTGATCCTGATCCCGGCAAGCGCGCAAGCCTTTGAGAACGCGATTAAGTGCAGCGACGCTGCGCTGACCGAGTACGCCATCGCCAACCCGATGGAGCCCGCCGAGCGGATCGCCGACGCCGCCTTTGAGAAGTGCCTCTCGGAATGGAAGGACTATATCGACAGGGAGCGCTCGGCGCGGGCGTATGCTCATTCCAAGCCCATCAAAGCGGGCGAGCCCCGGCCACCTGCCCCGCCTGATTTTCATACCGCGCTAGACGAGGTGCGCGGCGAGCATCAGCGGCAAGCCATCCCCAAGGTGATCGAGGCGCGCGCGTGTCGCAATTGCCTGCGGACGGTCCGGGCGGGTATGCTGGCGGTGCCGTCGCGGGTCGCGGCGCGGCTGCCGCATCTGTCGAAGCATGATGTTGCGGAGATCGATGCCGAGATCAGGGCGGTGCTAGGCGAGATCGGGAACTAAATCGAGATTGGCCCACTATTTTGGGGCAGAAGCGGAAGCCCGCGAAACCGGGGCAATCCATTCTGCAAATTACCGAGGCAGTCTTTCATCATTGCCAAAATCGCCTCTTTATTCTCGTTGCCCTTGTTCCAGACGTAGCCATGGGCGAGGCTAATTACGATGCCGCTGCTAAGGTGCAGCAGGAAGCCACCCGGTATAACGGTGATTAGCAGAACAGTAGCGCCGCTGCGCGACAGCCCTTGCAATGCTGGCGCAATTAAATCTTGGAGATCATCTTGCTCAGATTTCCTCATCAGGAAATAGGCTCGCCCGAGGGCGATTAAACTAACCAGCGGAGCCACCACGTTGGCGTAGACAATGCCGCTGCCTCCAGCCGCCGTGGCCGACGCCACTAATTTAGCCGGGTCGTTCCAGTTGCAGTAGATTGACACGCCGCAAATCTCGCCGCCTATAAGCTGAGCGACATTTACACAATCTAAGTGCTTGAAATATTCGCTGACTTGATCAGCATGATCGAGGATTAGGATCGGCATGCCGCGCGTGGTGATTAGGTCTTTCCAGTATTCATTCGCCCAAACGCCAAGTTGGTCCAGCGCTGCAAGGTCGGGCAACGACGAGCTAACGGCCTTCCAACTACCGGCAAGGGTGTGGCCGCCATCGTAGAGCCTGTGCCAGCCGCCGCCGATGTGCGTGCGGAGATACTCAGCATCCATAGCCTTACTAGCAACGGTCGCGTACTGGTTGCTCAGGTGATCTGTCAGCCAATTGCTGAACTCGTTGTTGTTCTTCCAATTGAGCGTGGACGTATATGCGTCGCCGGCAACAGAGGCCGTCGCGCTCAATCCGCCTGCCACTGACCTACTGACACGTTCGGAGACCGTGCGCCCGGCGTTCCGCAAGCGGGATGTAACTTGCGTGGCACGACGCCAAGCATCCAGAAAATCCATTTTGCCCCCGAAACGTCAGTCGAATCTCTAATCAATGTCAGTCAACCTTGCCGAGCGCAACCCCATATCTAGCTCATGGGTACTCTCGCCACCATCCGCCGCAACGCGCTGGCGCGGCTCGAAGCCTTGAGGCCATGGGCGCGCGAGATCGCGCTGATGAGCGGCAAGAAGGTTCGCCTTGTCAGACTGACGACGCGCGAGGTAGTTGAGGAGATCGGCGGCTAAAGCTCGGGCCAAGGCCGCTGATGGCGCAGGGGTCGGATACTCATGCTTATCCGGCCCCTCGTCTTTCATCAAGGCATAAAAAAAGCCCGCCGAAGCGGGGCCAATAGGGACCGGGGAGGCGTGGTCCCTCAGTGCTTGCCGTTGACGGCCTTGTTCAATCGCTCGACATCCTTTTCCAGCCGGATCACTTGGTCATTCAGGTCTTTGTAGATCTGCTGGTGCAGCTCGAAATTCCGCTTGATATGGCGCACGTCCTTGATGACCTCCGCGAGCGCCAAGGCGTGCTGGCGCACCTCCGCTGCCGACAGTTCATCCTTGGTCGCGAAGCGGTCGCGCGCCCAAATCTCGACCTGAAAGACCTTCTTTTCCAGATCGGTGATATACTGCCGGAGCGCCTTGTTGACTTCGCCGAACCGTGAGTCCTGCGTGTCCTGATCGGCCTGGAATTTGTCCTCGGCCTTGGTGATGGTCTCGAAAAGCGTGGCCCGCTCGCGGGAGACGGCCTCGGCGATCTTCGCCTCGGCATCGAACCTGATCCGGTCCACGTTGCGCGTGATCGCGACGATGATGCCGCCGACCGTGAGGACGAAGCCGCCAGTGACGATGAATGCGGTCAAATGTTCCAACCGCCACTCCCCTGCGCAAGGGCTACTTCTCTTTCCGGAACACGCCCGCGATCTTGTCGGCGATCTTCTCGGCAGACCTGCCGCCCATGTACGAGATGATGATCGCCATCACCACGCTCCATAGCCTTGGATCGAGCGGATCGGTATGGCCGCCGGTCCACTGCCCGAACGCCTTGTCGTAAAGCAATATCTTCCCGAGCAAGATAATCACGATCCAGCCAAGCGTTGGCCGGACGCTGCGCGTATACCAATGGCCCTGCTCGGCGATGACGACAGCGGCATTGACCTCGGCCTCGCGCTTGTCGAGATCGACTTGCCGCTTTGCGAGATCGGCAACGACGGCATCGCGGCTCCCCGCCGCATCGAGCTTCTGCTTTTGCGCAGTCAGCAGCCCGTCGATGACCGGCTTGAAGATTGCGCCGATGATCGGCCCTGTGAGCCATCCCGCGAGCATGATCTAACCCGCCAGCGGCGGCTCGGGCGGCGCTGGGGCCAAGACCTTTGCGACCTCACCGTCCGGCTTGACCTGCTCGACTGTCACCGTGCCGCTGCGCCGCACCGCCTCGGTGACGATGCCGCTGAAGATCAGCCAGAGGGTGAGCCATTTCGGCGCAAGCAGCGGCGATAGATCGGTGACGACCAGCACGCTCCAGATGATGCCAACGATGATTTGAACGCGCGCCCAGACGATGGTGCCGGAATTGACGAACCAATTCCAAACCGACGTTTTTGTCATGCTCTATTCCTGTACAAGTGCCAGAGCAGCCAGACGACCCCGGCAGCACCTATGCCGATTGCGGCTATCGTGATGGCGGTGCCAAGCGAAAATCCCGACGCATGCGCCTGTTGCGCACCGACAACGGCCCCGGCGACAATGGCCCCGGTTGCGGTATTTTGCGCGACAGTTGGCGGTGCGGTGCCAAACTTGATGGAAGGATCAAGCTGCATGATCACCATCAGCAGACCGGCGCAGCCGAGCTGCCTGTCTACCGTGTTCGCATCGAACACGCCGTCGCGAACATACTTGCCGGATTTATATTGATCGGTCCCCGACCAGAGATAGGGCGATGGAATGCCCTTCATCGCGTAGCCGAGACCATTGTACTCTTCCAGCTTGGTCAACGTGCCAGCGATACTCCAGTCCTTGTTGCGTGAAGCATAGGGGTGGCAATTGACCAGCGCGTCATAAGCCGCATCTTCCCACGACTTGAACGGTCCCCGCCCCTTCGGAACGTGCGTTGAAACCTGATCCCACGGATCACCCTGCGCCAGACTTCGCGACCAGCTCTGCGAGCTTTCGCGCTGATGGGTGACGGCGATGAAAGGCCACGGGATGCCGGTTCGCGCCGAGACCGCCTCATATCTGGCTTTCGCTGCGACCAATCGCTTGGCAACGGGCGCGAACTCCGATGCGCGCGTCAGAGTGGCCGCTGTCCAGCGCCGCAAATTTGCGTCTCTCAACTTCGCAAGGCTGACTGCCATGGGCCACCTCAATCGAACTCGTTAGGCCATTGTGTTTCGCCGCCGCCGCCGGTCCCTTTGCCGCCACCGCTGCTCTTGCCTGCCTTGCGGCTATCTTTCCCCGCCTCGCCGCCGGGACGTTTGAGCGTCAGCGTTGTCCGATAACCGGAGCCGCGCGCCAGCTCATGTTTCGCATTGTCGATGATGTACGCCCCATCGACGCCCGGGCGCACGCCGACCACGGTGCAGATGCCTTCGGCGCGCGCCGCCGGATTGCCGTCGATGACGACCGTCCCTGACCCCTTGTCGCGACTGCTCTCCTTGCCAGCGGACTTGCCGTGCTCCTTGCCTTCGGCGGCATCAAACTTCGAATGGCGGATGTGCGCGGCCACGTCCTCCGACTTGCCGCCGCCATCGCCCTCGATCTGGACTTTCTCCTCCATCCACTTCGCCTTCTTGACGTCGTACCAGCGCGCCCGGACATCGGCGAAGGCGGGCCGCGACAGGATCGGCGAAATGCGGGACGTGATCAGGTTCTTGCCGACCTGCGCGGTGACGTTGCCGACCGCGCCGCCGCCGACCGTCTTGCCGGAGTTGCGGTCGAGAAAGACGCCGCGCTTGCCGCCGATCATCTTGAAGGTCGCGCCGACCTCGCGGGCCATGCGCTCGGCGAAGTGCAGGAAGCTTTCATGATCCTGCGCAATGTACTTGCGCTTTTCATTGCCGAGCCCGCTCGGGAACGACATCTCGACGCCCGCCTTTTGCGCGGCCTCCTTGACCGCGTCCTGCACCGACTTGTCGTCGTTGTGGATGGTCTGTTCTTCTTTCTGCTTGCCGTGGGTATCGGCCGACTTCGCCTCGACGGTGATCCGCCGACCGGCACCGCGATCAAAGATGTGGTTCACGTCATCGACAACGCCGTCGAACACCTGCATCACGCCGCCGTCGCTGGTGCCGAGCGCGACGATGACTGACGCCTTCTCCTGCGGCATGCCAATCGAGCCATAGGTATCGTCCAGCTCAATCGTCGCGGTATCCGCGTTCCGGCCCGCCGTGTCGGTGACCGTCAGCTTGATCAGGCGGGACGCGAACCGGGTCGAGACATCAGAGCCTGCGACGTAGACGAAGAACTGCGTCGCCTCGACGATTGCCATCGATCATTCCCAAAGCTTGACCACCTCGATTGCCGCGTCCATCTCCTGCGGCGTCAACGGCGGCAGGACGAACCTCGTTCCGACCGGCAAGACGACGCCGAGCGCCGCCAGCCCCGGGTTCACGTCAAGCACCCGCTCCAGATAGCCGGGCTGATAGCTCCGCAGCTTGCGCGTGATGTAGCGGTCGAGCGTAATGGCCTCGCCCCTGATGGTGACGATCTCGCCCGTGGTCATGGCGCAAGCCCGAACAACGACATGAACGCGCCCATCGCGCCCGGGCTATCCGCGCGCTCCAGCGTAATGGTCACGTCGATTTCCTGCCCGACGCCATCGGGCGACAGATGGCGGTGCGTTTCGTTGACGTTCATGATGACAAACCAGCCCATCGCGTAGCCGTCGCCGCGCATGCAGTATTGCGGCGAGCCGGTCTCGCGCATGGTGTGCAGCAATTGGAGCGCGCCCGCGCCGCCGGTCTTGAGCGGAAACAGTTTGCCCTGGATGGTCCTTTTGTCGTCGCCCTCGCCGACATGCTCGTAAATCTTGCGGCGGCCGACGACTTCCTTCTTGGCATAGTCGGTGGCCGCCTCGCGCGTGATCTCGTGCGCGTTCATCGGCGCGATGGAGAATTGCAGCGGCCCGACCTGTAGCAGCATTATGGTGACGCCCGTCCGAGATGGTTCGCGCCGTCAGCCTTGATGCCGTTCATGCTGATGTTTGGCGTCTGCACCGAGAACGTGATCGGGATGTTGCGCAGCATGGCCTCGATCTCCGCGCGCAGACCGGCAACCCTCGGCGAGAGCTGCGCAGCGCTATCGGCGAACGACTGAGCGAAGCTTGAGCCCGCCTGCGCGCCGAGCTGCGCCATTTCGGGCGCGGTGAACGGCACCGCCGCCGCGCCGCCAGTGAACGGCGAGGCCGATGCTGGCGGGCCTGCACCAGCCGGGCGCGCTCGCGGCAGCATTGGCGGGCCTTTCGGGAATATGCTCCTCGCCTCTTCCATCTCTTTTGCGCGCGCCGCCGCCTCGATCTCCGCATCGCGCACGGTGAAGTGATGGACGGCATCCCGCGCGCGCCGCAACCTCTCCTCCTCTTTCTTGCGGTAAGCGGGCTGGGGGAACAATGAGCGCTTGCCCCGCTCGTAGTCCTCCTGCGCCAGCTTCAATTCCCTGTCCGCTTGTTCGCGCGCCTTGCTCTCCTCCGGGCTCAGGCCCAATTCCGCGTGCCGCTTTTGCATCGCCTCGGTCTGGGCCTTTGGCGTGCTGCCGTGCTCGCGCAGATAGCGGTAACCCTCGCCCGCCTCGCGCAGCATCGAGGCCAGTATGCGCAACCCCTCCGGGATTTGGAAATCGGCGAGACCCTGCCCGAAACTCTCCTTGAATTCTTTCCATGAAGTCGCCAGCCGCTCCAGCTTCGCCTGCGTGCCGCCCAAGATGCGCTCATTCGCCGCTGCGGTCTCGCCGCCGCCCATCTTAACGTCGGCCTGAATGCCGCGCAGCTTGCCGCGCGCCTGATCGAGCGCATACAGGAAGGTTTGCAGCTCCTCGTTCTGCGTGATCATTCCGATCTTCGACCAGTCGCCCCTGGTCATGCTCTTCATGATGGTGAAGAACCTTTCGAGCGGGTCTTTGCCCTCCTTGGCCGCGCGCGCCAACTCTTTCGGCAGGTTGACGCCCGCCTTCTGGAGCGCGGCAATCGTCTTTTTGTTCGCCATGGCCTCGTAGGCAGCGCCGACCGCGTTGATCGCGCCAGCGCCGTCCTTGTAGGCTGGGGAGATGGCTTCGGCGAGCGCCAACGCCTTCTCGAACGTTTTCTCGCCGCTGCCGCCCACGCGCGCGACCTGCGCCATGATGTTGGGCAGACCGGCGGCGAAATCCTTCACCGTGACGTTGCCCTTGTGCGACGCCGCTGCAATCGCATCCCATGCGGCGACGAGGCGGTCCTGCGACAGGCCCATCTGGCCGACCATGACGCGGTTGACGTTGGCGACGTCCTTGATGTTCATGCCATAGGCCTGCGCAGCCATCGCCGCCTGCGGCATTTGCTGCATCGCTTCATTGAGCGTATCGCCGCCCGCGACGATGTCGGCATAGGCCGCCTCGACTTCCTCGCGCGGCAAGGCGAATTCCTGCGCCACCTTGTAGAGCTGCTGACGCGCCATATTGATCGCCGCCGCGCTCTCCCCCGCCGCGATGCCGATGCGCTCCAGATCGCGCTCGCGCTTGGCGAACATCTGCACCGACTCGACGGCCTGCTGCATGCCGATATAGCCCGCCGCCAGCCCGCCGAGCCTGCCCATGCTGGTGCCGAGCATTCCGGCCGGGCCGAGCCCCTTGCCAAGTCTTTGCGCCGCCCGCTCGGTCTTGTTGAGCGCGCCGGAAATCTGCGCCGCCGGGCCGGTGACCCCGTCGATCAGTTGCATCAGCAACGTGGATGATCGTGTCGCCATTACGTGCCTGCGGCTCTCTCAATCGCGTCGCGGATGAATTCCGGCAGCATGTCGGTGACGATCTGCAGGACGATATCGGCATCCGGCCATTTCAGCGCGCCGAGCGCCACGCCGTCGATGCCGGTCATTCGCGACGCCATCTCGAAATTGCTCCTGATCCGACCGGCGAGGAAATCCTGGACATCCCATAGCGCGGGCGGCGCGATGGTGACGTGGCGCAGCATTTTCCCCTCGATCTTGAGCGGGCAAAGCAGCATGTGCCTGCGCTGGCCGCCGACGCCGACATACTCGACGTTCGGTCGCGGCGGCGCGGGCTCGGGCTCCGCTTCCTTCGCGGTCCCGCCGACCGGCGACGGCTCCTCCTCACCCGGCCACGGGGGCTGTTGTGTGGGTTCCGGTGAAGGTTCGTCATCGTCGGTCAGCGAGGAGGATGGAGCGAACGCGCCCATGGGATCAGGGTCGCGTTCGCCCGATGGCGTGAAGCCCTCCGGCGCGATATCCGATGGATACACGCGCTGGTCCATTTACGCGCCGGCTTGCGGTTCTTCGCCGACCGGGGCCGGGTCGCCCTCCGGCGTCGTTGTCAGCGCAGCGACGATCTTGGCATTGTTCGCCGCGACGCCGTCGAACACGGCATCGACCTTGGCCTGCACGTCGGGCGGCAGACTTGCGCCCGACAGCGCGTCGCCGAGCTGCTGCCGCAGCGAGAGCGTCAAGGTGATAAGGCCATCGACCTGCGTGCCTTGGGCCTGAACCTCGGCAATGGTTTCGTCCAACGTTCGCATGTTGTGTCGCTCCATAACTACGAGACCGGCGACCATTCGCGCGATCTCTCTGATCTGACCCCGAATTTCGTCGATACCCTCGGAGCCGCCGGGTTGGTGAATGTGAACATCGACGTGCCACTTCATGATGACTCCTCCCGGTCAGACCAGACCGAGCATGGCCATGTACTCGCGGTCCTCGACGCCAAAGACGCGCGGTCGCGGCGTGGTCCAGAAATCCCATGTCCACCATTCGACGCCGCCGACCCACAGCTCATAGTGCGAGACCTCGATCATCGAATAGTCGTGGCCGAATTCGCTGCCGCGCGTGAACGCATCCGGCGTCAGCTTGCCGATGGAGCCGCGAAACACCGCCTTGCCTTGCAGCGCGCGGCCCTCGCGCTTGTCGCGGATAACCCCATAGGCGGTGACGTTGTTCACCGCGTTGGAGCCGATGGCGAACAGCTTGAAGCCCTCGGGATCGAAGCCCGCGATCTTGAATGTCGGCTCGATCTTGTTGATCGAATTCATCGAGAACGAAATCTGCCCCGAGCCGCCGCCCGGGTTGTGATCGACGGTCTGATATTCGAGCGTCGGCAGCGTCAGCGATGTCAGCGACAGATGCTTGGACTTGGTCGGGTCCGCATCGCCGAGGAACAGCGACACGGCTTCGAGCAGCAACACATTGGACATGATCGTTTCCTTCTGGCGAGCGGGTTGGCGACTACTGGACGGCTTCGGTCAGCACGGTCGATGCCGTCAGCGTCGCGATGGTCTGTTCAAGCGCCGGGCGGTGCGGTCGCGACAGGATCGTCGCCAGCCGGAACATCGGCGCTTCCTCGAACCGGGCATCGACGTAAATCTTGCCGGTCCTCAGATCGTCGGGATTGTTCTGGTCCGGATCGAACCGGCACAGATAGCCGAGAATGTCGCCCTTGCTCTGCGCGATGTTGAGGAGGTTGCCGACCACATTGACGACGGTCTGGATCGTGTGCGTGGTCAGGTTGAACTTGCCGAGGTAGTACCGCAGCGTTCGCAGCACGGTCAGCTCGATGAAATCGCGGCCTCGCACCTTGTGGTACTGTTGCCAGACCGCATCCTCGCCGACGTTCTCGTAACCCACAAAGACGAAACCGCCTTCGGCAATCGCGAAATCGTCGCCGGTCTCGCCGCGCACAATCGGCCCGATCTGGTGACCGAGCAAATCCTGACCCTCGGTCGCGCCATCGGTCAGCGAGAACTCGATGTTCCTTCCCGGCCCGACGATGCCATAGATCGGCTGGTTCGCCCATGAATGGAACGGGCGGCCCTCATATTCGAAGTCACGGCGCACCGCGACGCCGATGATGCGCGGGCTGGCGGGCTTGTGCACGACAACGCCGTTCTCCAGCACCTTCACGTCGGGATCAACGATGATCAGCCGGTTCGACGACAAGGTCTCGCGATAGTCGAGCGCGGCGGCCTCGGTGCTCGGCGGCGCGTCGATCACGGCGACGCCGAGATAAGAGTTGAGCACCGCTGGCAACGTCGCCGCAATCGGGTTGGCGAGCGCGTCCAGCGTCGCGGTGGCCGTCGCGCCAGCGCCGGTAAAGGGATCACCGTTGCCGTCCTCGCCGTCCTGCGGCTCGATGGTGAGCACCGGAGGCGCGGTATAGTTCCCGGGCGACAGCACGCGGATGCTCATGACCTTGCCCGCGTCCGCGCCCGTGCCCAAGACGACCTCGCCGACGAACCCGGAACCGTTGGCCCCGGCCGCGCTCACGGTCGGCTGGCCGTTGTAGTTTGCGCCTGGCGCGGTGACCGTGATGCTGGCGACGCCATTCGGCATGCGGTCGGTGAAGCCGGGCACGCAGACCAGTCGCGGATAAGCGCCGCACACCGCACCCGCGCGCTTGAAGGCCCAGATGCCGGTGCCGCCAACCGAGTTGCCGATGATGTTCGAGACCGTGTTCCAGTAGCGCTTGGTGGCGTCGGCGTCGGCGTCCTCCTCGGTGCGAACGTAGATCACGCGCGCCGAGCGCTGCATCCGCCCGAGCTGGGAATTGATCGCGCTCAGCGCGTCACCGATCCGGCTGGTCGGCTCGATCAGTTGCGCGGTGGCATCGGTCGAAGTGAACATGACCGGCACATTGAGCGGGAACGCCGCGTCGAACTCGGTCTGATCGACCGTCGCCTTCTTGGTGGCCGGGCCGCAGAGCCCGACCACCGACATGATTGCATTCGACGGCGGCGCGGGTTCGTTCGCCTCCCGAATGAACGAAAAGCCGAAATTGGGATTGACCGCCATTGATGGACCTCCAAGTTTCCCGTTGGTTAGCGCCGCGCCGATCTGCTCAAGCGTCGAGCGGCGGATCGTAGATCAGCACGTCCTCCGGTCTCGCCGTGATGGCGGCCATGTTCTGCTGATTGATTTGCACGTTCGCAGTACCGATTGGCGCGTTGGTGAAGTCGGCACCGACCACGCTGCCGAGCGGGATCGTCTCCCAATACCAGTACGGTTTGCCGACGCACAAATTGCGCACCATGTAGGGCGCGGTGCCGGGCATGGTCGTGAGCACCTTCAACTGATCCTGGCCGCTGATCTTAACGAAACAAACAAGCCGACCCATCTTCGCCTCCGTCACGGTTCGATCCTCATGACTTGAACGGACAGGCTGGCAGGATCGAACCCGCTGCCATCAGGTCCGTCTTTCACTTCAATCGTGAAATACTCGACTGTCGCCTCGCCAACGCGCTTGACTGGCGCATCGCCCGTGATCAACGCGAAATAATTCGTGTCGGGCTGCGCTTCGACGAAGAACAGCATGTAAAGCCCGACATCGAGATAGATCGCCGCGCCGATGTTGAACATGCCGTCGATGGTGGGTATCCAGCCGTCAACGATTTTGATGTTGAATGCAGCGGCGACCGTTTTCGGCGGGGTCGCAACCGGCGGCAGATCGACCGTGTCATAGACTTCGGACACGACGCCATCGATGCGCTCAATGCGCGGCTCGCCGATGGTCTGCTTTCCGGGCGGCGGCGCGAACGGGACAACCTCGAAGATGCCGACCGCTTCCTGATCTTCAGGCGGCCATGACTGCCAGACCTGCGGCGGATGCTTGACGACCGGCACGCCGTTCTCGGCAATGACAATGACCGTGTCGAGACCGAGTTCGGTGAACACGTCCGGCGATGTCTCGCGAACGAACCTCATGCTTTTAGCTCCAAGAGAGATAGACAGCGCCATTGACGCCGTACTGGGCTTGGGCGAAGTTGCCTTGGAGTGCCGGGTTCGTTTCGGATTGTCCCGACGAACCGCGCGCTCCCACCACGACTGTGATTGTCGAACCCGGCGTTAGCGCCGATCCATAGAGCCAGGTGCGGTAAGCACGAGCGCCGTTGCCGCCTGCACCGCCGCGAAACTCGCCGTTATAGGTGTATGCTCCGGCACCGCCCGACGTTGCGTCGCCGGTCCCGTTGTAGTCACCGTTCACGCCCGTTCCGTGCGCGCCGTTAGCGCCTTGACGCACGCTGTAGTCGTAGTACTCCCATTCACTAGGGGCTTCGGCATGGTAATAAGCGCGACCTCCGCCACCTCCGCCGTAGCCAACCAAGTTTCCGGTTGGGGCATTGAAGTAGCTGTAGCCGCCTGCCGTGCCATCAGTGGAATACGGGCCGGTCAAGAAGACACCGCCACCGCCGCCACTCGCTCCGCGCACGTCGGCGAAGAACGAATTAAAGTGCGGCACCGTGAAGCTATAGGTGCCCGGCGTCGTGTAGTTCGTCGAACCGGGCGTGACCGGCGGCCTCGCGACCACTGGCAGCGGCGCAATGCCTGGAAGCGCATGACGCGGTCGCAAGACGCGCCGCTGCGGGATCAGCACGCGCCGCTCTGGCACCAACAGGTGCGAGGGCTTGCGCGCGGCCAATGCCATCAGCTCAGCCCGTCAGCTTGCCGCCGGTAAAGGCGAACAGGTTTCCGGTGTACTGATAGGTCAGATAGTTCGACGCCCCGGTGGCCGTTGACAGCGCCGGATACTGCGCGTTGATCGGATACCACAGATTGCCATAGGAGACGGTGCGCCCCGCGCCGCTGCCCTGATAGATATAGATGCAGCCCGATTGGCCGTTCTTCCCGTTGATCGGGTTTAGCAGCGTGATGCTGCCATTGAGTGGCAGCCAAAAGTTCACTCCGGTCGATAGATCGAGCGTGATCGTGCCGGACTGCTCCGGCAGCGTGACCAGCATTGCCGCATCCCACACCGCTTCAGCGGTAAGGAGCTTGTTCGCCGCCTTGGCGCGGAAGTTCGCCGCCGTCGCGAAGATGTTGGCCGCGAGCTGACTCCAGCCGACCGTGTCCTGCGTCGCGAGCAGCTTCAGCCCGAGCGCCGTGCGCGCCGCTGCCACATCGAGCAGATCGGCAAGGTTCTGATCGCGCGCCAGCCGTGACGACAGGTCAACGCCGGGGATCGCCGCAATCGCCGCCGCAATCGCCGCCGCAGCCTCGGCAGTCGTCCACGCGCCGACCTGCGCCGCCGTCACTTCATGCGGATTGTCTTTCCGCGCAGCATGCGTCAGATCGGGCGGCGCACCGACCCGGATCAGCCAGTCATTGACGGTGCCGCTGCCGCCGACTTCATCGACGCTGATTTCGAGCAGCTTGGTCGCCCGGTCGAACGAGACCACCTCACCCAGCATGTAGCGCGCGCCGTCCGCCGCCGACCGCGCCTTGACATAGTCGGTGTAGACGTAGTTCTCCGCGCTCTCCTCGGTGAGGATGAACGACCTCGGCCCCAGCCCGATCTCCAGCGGCGTGAAGCTTTCCGCCGAGAACGATGCGCCGAGCGAGTTGAGCCGGTCCTGCGCCTCGATGATCAGCGGCGTGAATGTGTCGTTGAGCCGCTGCAATGCGACCCGTTCCAGATCATCGACCGCATTGTCGATCCGCTCCGCGTCGTTCTCGCGCGTCGCCAGCCGCAGGTCGATATCCTGAAACCGCGTGTTCCAGAATTCGGGCGCGGCGAGGTTGTCGTTGCGCTCGATCCTATAGGCGTCGTACCGGCGCATTCGGTCAGACCTTCTTTGCCCAGATCACGACATCACCGAGATCGCGCGCGACCTGACCGGCGACGACGATTTTCGGGCTTGACGGTCGCGCCATCAGCTCTGGCCCGACCTCGACCGTGCGGCTGACCTTGATCTCGTACAGCTTGCCGTCCTCGAACTTCGGCAGCTTCTCCATCGGCTTGATCGTTTCCATGTTGACCCTCTCTCTTTCCGTTTACAGCGACCAGAACGTCCGCGCCGCAACGTGAAACACGTTGGCGGGCGAGTTGGTCGCGGCGATCATCTGGATGGTGAAGTTCGCGGTCGATGCCGGAGTGAAGCGGAAGGTTCGGTTGATCCGCTTCAGGTTGGCGTCGATCACTTCATCGACCACGCTGACCGGATCGACATCGGCGGCACCGACCCGCAGCTTGCAGGTGAAGTCATGCGGCGTCTCATCGAACCGCTCCAGCATGCACCGGACATAGATGTTGGAGCTGGGCGTCGCCAAGGTCTGCGCTTCCGAGATGTGCTTGAACGCCGTCTTTGGCCGCGAGACGTAGACCCGCGAGCCGGTCAGCATCAGGCCCGCCTGCACGTCGCGCGTGCCGATGAAGCGCGCGCGGAATTGGCACAGCGGCGGCGCTCCGTTCAAGGCGCTCACATTGGTCACCGTCAGCGGCTGCCACTCACCCGAGCCGTTCGGCCGCATCTCATAAATCATCTCGCACGACGCCGGGACGATAGTGCCAGCGGTGATGTCGATGTTGCGCAACCCGCCATCGAGATTGATCGGCGCGAACTCAATCGTCGCCTGCGCCGCATTGAACTTCGCGCCCCAGACCTCGAACAGCATGTCCTTCATCAGGTCGCCGAGGTAGTACGCGCCATCGGTCGAATAGAAGAACGTGCCGTCGAGATACCTCTGGCCGTAGGCCATGCCGATGCGATGGTTGGCGTTCGATGTCAGCACGATGGCATAGCGCTTGCCGCGCTCAAGGAACGTCGGGACGATGTCCACCCTGTTCCAGCCGACCACGATGGAGGCCGCGTTGTGAACCTGATGCAAGATCACCTTGTCCAGATCGGGCATGCCGTTGGTGACTTCGCAGAGCGACACAACGATGTTCTCCTGCGCCGCCTTGGCGGTGACGTAGAAGCCGAGCCGCGTCGCCCACATATCGTTCGCCACCAGGAACGTCTGCGCGATCTGCGCGCCCGTGATGGTGTGATCGATGGTCTCCAGTTCCCAATAGCTTTCGGTCCAAGTGTCGTGCCACCAATTATCGACCTGGATGAAACCATGCCGCTGCACGGTGGTCTGCTGAAAGGTCTGGAAGTTCGGCAACCACCACGGTGCCACTTCACCCTGCTGCGAGCGAAGAATGGCACCGTTGGTGCATTGGGTGTAACCGCCGCCGTAGCGCAGGCGTTCTTTCTTGATCTTGCGCTCGACAAGCTCATAGGTCTGATAGCCGTACTGCGCGATGCCGAGATCGTCGTGATAGGCGTTGACCGTCAGCTTCACCTCGCTGGTGTACTTCGGCAGCAACAGGCCGCCCTGATAGGCGGCGTTGGGATCATTGGCCGAGAACAGCGAGATTTCGAAGATGTCGGAATTGGCCGCCGCGAAGCGCGCGCCCATTTCGGTCAGCGCGTCATAGCCGAGCGACTGACCGTCATCGATGTCGCTGTCGGACGGTTCGATGAAGTAGTCCGCGCCATATTGCGAATAGGTCGCGGGCAGCCCGACCTTCTCCTTCACCTCGGCGAGATCGCGGAACAGCATGCCGACATCGAATTGGCTGGCGCTCGCGCGGATCAGCGCGGCGAGCGCCGCCAGATCGGACGCGAGGGAGGCAACGCGCGGGCCGATCTGGTCGCGGAAGGTCTCCAGCGCATCGGCCCTCGTGTCGAGCACTTCGGTCGATGCCACCTGAAATTCGCCGAGCATCTGCACCGAGACGACTTGCGTCGGATCGAGCGTCACATAGGCAATCGCGGCATGGCCGATAGGCGTTGCCGGAGCCTGCGGGTCGGAGCTTTCCGTCCCGGCCGTGATCGCAATGACCGCGTCGCGCGAGCGCGTGGTGGCGACGGCGTCGGGCTCGGTGCGCCCGGTATCGACATCGACCAGAAAATCGCGTTCCTCGACATCGGTCTCGTTTTCCGAGCCGAACACCGAGATCAGCACCTTGCGCTGCGCGACCGCAGGCAGCGAGGCGATCAGCGATTGCACCGTGGTCGATGAGCGCAGGAACACCGCGCCCGCGACATCATAGAACCGGCCGGGCGCGATCTGGATTTCGGTCTGCGCGGTCTTGACGACGTTGAAGCCCGCATAGCGGCGCGTCGCGGTGACGGCATCGGCGACGAGATGGTCGAGCGCGGCACGGCTATAGGTCTGGATGTCATTGTGATCCTGCGCCTGCTGCTCCATGTAGTCGCGGAAGATGACCTGCTTTTCCATTTTGAACCTCTATTGCCGTGAGACGATGACGCTATCGATGCCCGCGAGCACGGGCCTGCCGCCCGCAATGAACGGCGGCACCGGGCCGGTCACCATTTTGATGCGGTCGGACAGCCGCTTGGATGCTGCGAGCGCGCTGCGAACCTTCTCCAGCGGCAGCGGATTGTGCGGCATCCAGAACCGACGCCGCGCCGTGATGCCCTCGCCCGCCTGATGGCGATTGCGCTTCGAATAGACCGAGACATGCGCCCATGCCGTGTGCGTCGGAAAGCCATAGCGCCCGACGCCCATGAACTGCACCGCCGCGCGCCGCGCCGCCGACCTGCCGTCAAGCACGGCATAGCGCTCGTAAACCCGCATCGGTGCAGATGACGGCACGAAGAACGCCTTGAGCCCGGCCGGGAGATCGCAATAGGTGGCAAAGCCGCGCGTGCCTGGATTGCGGATCGTCTCCGGCTCGCTATCGACCGCCTGCAATCCCGGCGTCACCGCCGACCGCCATGGCAGCGCCGCCTTGGGCCGGATCGATAAGAGCCGGGTGCGCGCGGTCGATGGCTCGTAGTAGCGGCGACCCGCGACGCGGTTTGCAAACACGCGCAGCGCGGCGGGCGCTGGCAGATGCAGCCGGAAGATCGAGCCGACGTTGGTCACGCGCGTATCGGTCTCGACGCCATCGACGATCCAGCGCGCGCGCCGACCGAGCCGCTCCAGCGCGGTCGATGGGATCAGCGCAGGCCAATTGAGATAGAACCGCGCCGAATGCAGCCGGGCGCTCGGCGCGCGTCCACCATAGAACGCCTTTCGCGGCGCGGCGGGCACGCTATCCCTGACATGCCAGACCCGAACCTGCGGCAGCGTCGCCAGCCATGCCTCGCGGTCGGCCTTGGTCAGCGACTTGCCGGAAAAGACCCGCATCGGCGGGCGTTCGATCCGGGTAACCTCGGCATCGGCATAGCGCGCATATTCGCGCAGGCAATAGGCCGTGCCCTTTTTCATCTGCAACAGGAGCGCATTGGCGACGACCGCGCGCTTGCGCGTCTCGCGCCATGTCCGCTCCCAGATATCGACTGACAGCTCAAAGCCGAGATGTGCCAGAAACTGGCTCGGCACCTCATAGGGCCGTTTGAGCAGGTCGATCTGGACCGGCAGCGTATTGAGCCGCGCGCCAGCGGCGGCCAGCACGATATCGAGGTTCGAGGCATTGCGCGGTTGCAGATGCTGGTCGAACGGGATCGCCACGCTACTCGACCACCACGGTTGTCACCTCGACGCCGGTCAGCACCGGAATGTGATCGTCATCGCAGATGATGTCGCCGATCATGTCGATGACGACGTTCTCGACGCCCGCGATCTTGGCCGCCGCATAGAGCCCGGCGCGATAGACCTCGGCACCGATGCGGCAGCGCTCGGCCGCATAGGCGCGGATTTTGTCCTCGACGGCGGTCTCGATAGTCAGCGGGTCAGGACCGCGCGGGAAATAGACCGTGGCCGCGACGGTGTACGGGGTTCGCTGCGCCCGATAGACCGAAACGATATCGGTCAACGGGACCGTGTCCTCTCTCTCGAACCGGCGCACCAACTGCCCGAGCGTCGCCGCCGAGACATCCGCGCCATTCGCGCCGGAGACGACAACGTTGACCCGGCCGTCGCGCGGGCTATAGGCCCATGCGTCAACGATCTCGGGCGATAGCGTCAGCGCGAAATACATATACGCGCCGCGCGGCCCGACCGTTGAGAATGCCTCCGGCGCGAGCTGGATGCGGCGGCGAAAGCGGTCGTCGCTCTCCATGATCGGCGCAGAGCCAAGCGCCACCTCGGCCGGATTGAGCACAAGCCGGAAGGTGCCGAACAGCGCGCCGAGATGGTCGAGATCGTTGCCGACCGCATAGGTCAGCAGCACCGCGCGCGCCTTGTCATTGATCAGCGCGCGGATCACGGTCTCGCGGTAGGCATAGGCTTGCAGGATGATCGTCATCGGCTCGGTCTCAAGGCCGAGCGTATCGAGCGGCGGCAGGTCGGGCCGCTTCTGCCTGACGACATCCCACGCCGACAGCACCCACGTTTTCTGCGCATCGAGGATGGTTTCGAAACTGACTTCCTCGATCAGGTCGGGCGGCGTCAGTTGCGTCAGGTCGGGGGCGAGAAAGCGAGACGACATTGCCCCTCCTCTATGCGGCCTCGGGATAGGCGGCGACGATGGCCTGTTTCAGTTCATCCGGGTCGAACGCGAGCGTTCTAATTCCGCTGGGCGTCATGTCGCCGGATAGTGCGTTGGGCCGATAGATCACCTCGATGACCCATGTCGATGCGCCCGTGCGGTCGAACTCGGTGATGTCGATCCGGTACGGCGTCAGGCGCGGCTCGAACAGGTCGATGGCGAGCGCGATGCCCCAGCGGATGCGCAACAGCGTCTGCGCGCTGACGTTCTCGCCGAGCAGCCGGATGACGTGGCTGCCGACATAGCCGCGCATGACGCGCTCGAAAAACGGCGTCGTGAAGATCACGCGCACCGATTGGACAACGTGATCCCATCCGGAAAGCAGCTTGCCGGTCTGCCGGTTCATTCCGCTCATGATACTGGCGCGCCTTCCTCACCGCCCTCGCCATCGTCGCCGTCGACGTCCGATGGCGCTTCTTCCGGCTCCTCGCCGCCATCGACCCACGGCGGGGTTGCCAGATTGGCACCGCTCACGACGTGCACCGCGCCACCGCCGCCGATCTTGACGGCCTCCGACCCCTTGATGTGGACGTTGGAGGCATCCTGATAGATCGCTTCGCCCGCCTTCGAGCTTATCGTTTCCTTGGTCAGCTTGAACTTGGTGTCGCCAATCGTGATGCTCATGTCCTCTTTCTTGATGTCGATCTTGACATCGCCGACCGTCAAGGTGACCTGATCTTTCTTGATCACGGTCTTAACCTTGTCGAACTTCATGACGTGTTCATCTTCCTTGTCGCCGGGCGACGGGAATTTTTCGCTCCACGTCATCGGCACCGCGAAGGCTTGCCCCAGCTCGCCGCCCGGCGCGATCACCGTCATGTTCTGACCCTTCACTGGCGGGTTGTGGAATTTGTATTCGCCCGCCTGCTGGGCATACGGTATCCACGCGCTCTTGAACGGCTTGTCCTCGCTCTCGGGATTGAGCCGGACGCGCAGCACCTGCTTTTCGGCATCGATGTCGGTGATCGGCCCGTGCCGGATCAGGTTGGCAATGCGCCGCTTGGTCTCGCCGACCTCGGCCCACAGCTCGGTCAGATGATCCTCAAGGTTCATATGCGCTGTTCGGTGCCGACAATGATGATCGGCCCGCCTTCCTCCGGAAGATCGCGGCCGACCTGTTTGTCAACGTCGGTGTCGCGGAATTTGTCACTGCCGGGCGTGGTGCCGATCACCTCGGTCGTCACCTCGGTCGCGGGCGTCGCATAGGGCGGCGCGACGCCGATGCCGCGCGTGCCCTGCTCGGTCAGGCCCAGCATCGATTGCGCCTGTTGCCAGCTCGGCAACGGCGCGCCGATGATTTCCTGTTCGATCAGGGTCGCCACCGTCGCCAACCCCTCGATATCAGCCGCCCTGATCGCCGCCAGAAACTCGGCGACCGGATGGTCGGGAGCCATCGGAATACCTGGCTGCGGCTCGGCGATGGTGTCGCAGTTAAAGACGATGAACCGCGCCGCCCAGCGCGCGCCGCGCTCGCCCTCGCCGGTTCGCTCCGCATCGGTCGATCTGATCGACATCACCATCTTGCGGACGAACTCGCCCCAAGGGTTGAGCGGATCATGGAACAGCGCGCGTCGGACCTGCATCTCGATCAGGTCGATGGCGCGCTCGTATCCGGCATCGCTCGCCGGGATTTCGACCGCTGGCCCGCCATCGGCCTGCGGCACCTTGCCCGCAATGCCCATCTCGACAACCAGATGCAACTGGCGGTCGGCCGCGTTGACATCGCGCCCGGTGACGCCCTCTTGCTCATCCCTGTCGGTATAGACCGACAGCCACGGCGCATCCTGATGCTCGGTCATGGCCTCGGAGAGCGGCAGGTTGCGCGTGTCATAGACCAGCGTTCCGGCCCATGTGCGCTCGCGCAGGGCGAGGACCGCCGCCATGCGAATGCAGAGCCGGACCACGCTCATGGCCGGATCATCTCGATGACGGTGCGCCCGGTCGGGTCGGGATAGGCGCGGTTGATCTCGAACGTCTGATTGTTGCGGTCCAGCATGGTGACCCTATCGCCGTGGCGCGGATCGGCCGCCTGCACATCGACGGTCCTGACCGACAGCGTCAGCGTCGCCACCGCCATCCGCTCGCGGAACGGAGAGCCGGAATGATCGCCCGCGAGATTGGACATCTGCTCGTCGGTCATGATGTAGACCGCGACCACGGTCGCCAGTGGCCGCGTCTCGTCTCTGACGCCAGCGGCATAGTCGCTGGCCTTCATGGGCGTGATGAGGACACGTTCGCCGAACTGCTCATTGACGACGCTGTCGATTTGAGCGGCGAGCGTGCGCCAATCAGCCAGTACCATCAGGCACGCCGCGCCGTCATCAGCGCCTTCGGGCGCGTGCAGATGTTGAGGTTGTTGGTCTGGCTGTCGAGATGGATACCCTTGCCATTTGGCATCTCGTACTGCTTCGCATAGGTCCGCTGACCGGGACGGTTGACCGTCTCGATGTAGTCGGCGGGTGCGAAGTAGGTACGGAACAGCCCGGGCACGCCAATCGGGAAAAGATTGGCCTTGTCGTCATTGACGAACTTGGTCGCGCCGACGCCGCCGCGATAGTTCTCCCAGACGATGCCGCCGAACTCGAACTGTCCCCAAATCTCGCCATTCGGCCCGATATAGGCTTGCCGAAGCTGCTCGGCGGCGGGATTGTTGAGGAAGGTCGCGCGGACTTCCGGGTGCTGCAACAGCGCGTCGAACAGATCATCACCGCACACGGCACGAATGCCGGAGAACGGGATGCCGTCAAGGTTGCCGCCCATCTTGCGGGTGAGACCGGCGCAGAGCTTGCGCAGTCCACCGGGCTCCGGGTTGGCGTTGGCCAGATCAAGATTGGCCTCGGGCTCCGGCGCGACGCCGAACTCGGTGAACAGATTGAGCTGGGTGCCATCGGCATAGGTCACCAAGCCCTGCACCGCGCCGATGCGCGAATACTCAATCGTCACCTCGTGCGACTCGCGATGCAGCATCAGGCGCTCGGAGAGCAGGTCTTGCAGAAACATGACCTGATCCTCGGAGCCGAATGCGCGCACGCCCTGGACTTCCTCTGCCATCACGCCATCGTTGATCTCGAAGTGCGGGATGGAGAACGGACGCCCATTGCGCTTGACCTTGTCGATGGTCTGGCCGGGACCGCCGCGAGGCGACGGCGCGACCAGCACGAGCTGGCCACCGCGCATCTCGATCATCACGGTGGTCGTGGCGACCGGCGTTTCCTGAAACAGACCAAGGCTTGCCAGCCGTCGCGGCCGGAAGATCGGCGAGTTGATGGCATCTGTCAGCTCGATGACGCCGAACAGATTAGAGCGGAAGATGTCCAACATGGACGTTGTCCTTTCTGAAAAGTGCAAGCGGCACCGCCCCGGTCAGCGGTGCTGCCGGGGTTGACGGACGCTCAGAGTTTTGGGGTTAGGCCCGCGCCTTAGCGGACGATGATGCCTTGGTCGGCAAGCGCCTCGATGGCGGCTTCGGTTTGCGGCGCGGTGATGCCGGTCTTGTAGATCAGGATTTTGCCGTTGACCTCGGCATCGCGGACAATCGCCGAGATGTCTGCGGTCTCGCCTTCCTCGGTCGTTGCGCCATAGAGCGCAATGGCCGTCGCGACTGCGGCACCGCCAGCGCCAGCGGGATCATGCGCGACGTACTCGCCGGACGCGGTGATCTCCGCAAGCACCTGACCCGCTTCGAACTCCTGATTTTCGGCAATGGTGATGTTGCCGCGCGAGCGCTGCCCATTCGCCTCGCTCAAGATGAACTCGGCAGGGTGCCGACCTTCTGTGAGAACGGTAGCCATGTTTCAACTCTCCTATGTTTCTTGCCGGTTACTGCGGCAGGGTTGCGCCAACCCGCTTCAACGAAGCGCGCCAGCTCGCCCGCGCATCGGGCTTTGTCTCGGGCAGGCCCGCGTCGAAGGCGGGACCGCTGCGCTCCTCGATGGTGCGCGTCGGCTGTTGCTGTTGCTGCGGCGGCGCGACCGGGAGCGTCGCCAGCAGCGCCTTGGCCTCATCGACCGAGAGCGATGTGTTGAGCGCGAGGTTCTGCGCCTGCGGCTCGCGGCCCTTGGCTTCCTCGCAGGTCAGGATCGAGCTGATGCGCGCCTGTGCCGCGCGAGCGCCTGCGGTTTCGCCTTCGGAGCGGATTTGCGCCTGATCGACAGCGGTGATCTCTGCCGGGCCGTTATTCGCAGTCATGGGGGTTCTCCTTTGATTGCTGCGGACTTGCGCCGAGAGACGCGACAGCGTTTCGGCAAAGGTGCCGACGCGATCAGCGAGGCCGTTGGCCTCTGCCTCGGCACCAATGAAGGTCGATGCCTCGGTCGCGCGGATTGCGTCGGCAGTTAGCGACGGCCGCCCTGTGGCGACAGTCTCGACGAAGCGGTCGTAGAAAACGTTCACTTCGCGTTGCAGGTCGGAGCGCACGTTCTCGGTCAGCGGCCCGAACGGGTTGCCGTCAACCTTGTGCGCCCCGGCGTAGATCAGCGTCGGAGTCCGCCCCTTGTTCTGCATCTCTTTCGATTGGTCCATGTGCAGCATGACGACGCCAATCGAGCCGGTGATCGATGTCGGCGAGACCACAACCTCGGTCGATGCCGACGCGATGCCATAGGCCGCGCTCGCCGCCATGTCATTGACCAGCGCGGTGACCGGCTTGACCTGCCGCGCCGCCCTCACCTGCTCGGCCAGCGCGAACATGCCGGTCGCCTCGCCGCCGGGGCTATCGATGTCGAGCAGGATGGCCCCGACCTTCGGGTCGGCGACCGCCGCCGCGATCTGCGTGCCCAAACCCTCGTAACTGGTGAAGCCCGAGCTGTCCTCGCCGATGAACGCGCCGCGATTGATCAGCGTGCCGATCACCGGGATGGTGGCGACGCCATCGACGACGTTGTAAAGCACCGCGATCAAGCGCCCGCGCTCGTCATATGCGCCTTCCGGCTCGCCGATCAGCCGGTTGGCGCGCGGCCCGGTGCGCTTGAACGCCTCCGGCACCTCCGACAGGTCGAACATCGACGGATCGATGCCGACGCGCTCGCCCAGCACCGACGCGATGACGGCGGCCTTGTAGCGGTGAATGAACAGCGGGCGGCCAAAGACGCGGTCGGCGACATGCGACAGATAGGTCATATGGGATCACCTTTTCCGCGCGAACGATCCGAGGCGCATGGCATAGCGCGTCGGCCTGCCGGTCTCTTTTGCTTGGCACTCGGCATCGAAGCGCGCGATCTCTTGGCTCAGCGTCTCCATGCTGACTTGGCTATAGGCCACCGTGCGGTCGCCGAAGCTGACGCTGACCACGGACTGCCCGCTCAGCAATTGATAGTAGATCGTGCGCAACTGGTCGGCAGCGGCGCAGGGATCGTTGAAATTGATCGGGTCGGCCATCGGTCAGCTCCGGATAAGGCGCTCGTCCTCGCGCTCGTCATCGTCCTCGCGCTCGTCGTCATCATCGTCATCGCGTTCGCCGCTGCCGATGGCATCGCGCGCGGTCGCCACCTTCGCCGATGGCTCGGGCAGACCGAGCTTTTTGCGCAGCGCCATCTCGCGGGCGCGCTGCTCATAGATGTCCTCCCAATCCTCGCCCATCTCCGCGCAAATCCATTCGTCGGTGATGACGCCGAGCCCTTTCAGGGCCTCGACCGCCTTGGCGAACTTCAGATCATCGGCCTGCGGCTTGGCAGGTCCGCGCCAGTGGCTCCGCGATGCGGCGGCGCGGGCCATCAGGAAGCCGCCGATGCCGCCGGGGAATTCGATCCAGCCGTTCTCGATTTCCTCTTCAAGCCAGCTCTCGTAAATCGCTTGCAGGAACGGCGCGAGGATGTTGACGCGGCGATAGATGGTCATCATCCAGATTTCGGATGTCGCCATGCGAACCGACGAATAGGTTGCCCCGGAATAGTCGCCGGTCAGTTGCTCGAACGTGATGCCGAGGCAGCGCGCAATCTCGCGCAGCAGGAAGCGGACGAATGCCTCATAGGTCGAATTCGGGTGCTGCGTCGAATTGAACGCCAGCTCGTCGCCGGGCGCGAGATGCGCGACCTTGCCATGGCCGCCGAGATCGATCTGGGTTCCGTCATACCAACCGGCGCGGCTTTCCAGCATCGCTTCCAGCGGCGTTGACGGGCTACCGTCCGGGACCGTGCCGAGGCGCTGCTCGGCCAAGTCCTGGAAGGCTTGCAAGACGACCTCGGTCGGCTCCGGCGACTTGATGGTGGCGGCGAAGATCGACTGAATGAGCGCTGCGGTCAGCGTCGCGTCGGAAAGCTGGTCGAATTGCTTGACGACCTTGAGCGCGGGCGTGATCGGCGGAATGCCGCGCGCCTGCCCGGGGAAGCCGTCGAACACATGGATCATGCGCGGGCGGCCTTCGGCATCGCGCGCCGCCACGTCGGTATACGCCTGCATCAGCGGCTGCCTGCCCTGCGGCGGGTTGAGCATGCGATAGCCGAGCGGGAAGCCATAGCGGTCGCGGAACACGCCCTGAAACAGCCCGGTGTCGGATAGCGTGTCCTGTGACATCCGGTGCGGCGGCAGCATCTGCACCTTGGTGCCGTACTGGCCGAAGCGGCGGCGCAACCATGGCAATGCGGCCACGATCTCGCCATAGCAGAACCATGTCCGAAGGCCCTGCGCGGTCATCTTGCCGACCGTCGATTTGCCCTCGATGTCGCATTCAATCGGAGTGTTGGCGTAGCCTTCCCAGCGCCGTTCGACCTTGCGCGCCCATGTCTGCGCCGTGTCCTGCGTCCAGCCCAGCGCATCGGCATCGGGCCGCGCCGACAGCCGCAGGCTCTGGCCGACCGTCATGGCGACGGCTTGCTCGACGCCGCCCGAAATCCATCCCGAGTTCTGGATGGTATCGACCGCGCGCGAGGCCGCGAGCAGATAGGCCGAGCGAACATCGTCCGATGCCTCGCGCAGCGCCGGTCGCCACGAATGAAAGAACGGGTTGGCCTCGCCCTTCATGTAGGCCGCGCCGACGCGCTTGCGCTGCACTGGCGCAGCCCGCCTCGGTGCGGCGCGCTTCGGCGCAGCCTTTGGTCGGGTCGCGGCTTTCGTCCTTGCCATTCACTGTTACCTGTTCAATCGCGCGGCGATGCCGCTCATTCGCCTGCGCACGCCGTTTGGCGGCGGCGCGCCTGGCGGCGGATCGACCACGGGCGGCGGCGACGGATCGTCATCGTCGATGGTCTCTTGGCGCTTGGCACCGAGCGGGATTTTCTGCACCGCGAGCATGTGCCCCGCCGCCTCGTTCATCGCCTCGACATCGAGGAAGTGATTGCGGCGCGTCAGCGGCACCCATTGCGGCCTGCCGCTCGGCGTGATCTTGCGGACCTCGCTGGCGAGCTGCTTCAGGTAGTCGTCGCTGGCGTCGGCCGCGAGCAGGAAGCCGCCGGGCTGTTCGTGCGGCCATGCCAACCGCTCATGCAGCCGCGACTTCCAGAAATCGGTATCGAGACGGACCAGCTCCAGCTCGACCGGCGCGCGCTGACCGGGAATGGTCATCTTGGCCTTGCCGCGCATCATCGGCGCGGTCAGCGTGTCATAACCCTTGGTCGGCTTGCAGAAGCGGCGAAAGCGTCGGCAGAAGTCATAGACGACGTTGGTCGGCCCCTCGTTCGGCTTGTTGGCACGAAAGCCGCTGTCGATCAGAGCAAGCGAGATCGGCAGGCCGCCATAGGTGTCGAGCAGCACGTTCGCCAGATCGTTCCAGACTTCCGGCTCGTTTGTGAAGCCCGCGATCTCGCCGCTCTCGATCTGCCATGACGACGCGCGCTCACCCCAGCCACGGATCGAATACCAGAAGCCGTTGCCGGACACGTCCACCGCAGCGGTCAGGCGCATCACTTCAAGCGGCACCTCGCCGAACTTGTGCGGCATGCGGCGGCGCTTGAAGGCGTGCCAGTCATTCGCCCCGATGCTGCCGGGCGCATACAGCTCGCCGAACCCGGCATTGATGGCGGTTTGCACCATGCCGTCGTCGGCCATGGTGAGGGCTTCGAGATAGGCGCGCACGCGCTCGCCGATGGTGACGAACGGCGAGGCGAGTCCGGAGACCCAGAACGAAAGCGATAGCGCCTGCGGCGCTTCGCCTGTAACGACGCCATCGCTCGAAATCGATTGCCCCGGCGCGACGTAAACGCCGCGCTCATTCATCAGCGCCTTGTGCTCCTCCTCGATGACGCCGCCGCAGCGCGGGCATTCGATGTAGCTGGCGCGCTCGGCCTCGAACGGCGTCGCCTTCTCAGGCCAGCGCGTGCATTCGAAGCGCGGAATGAAATACTCGCGGCAATGCGGGCACGGCCACGCCCAATGAAAGCGCGTGCCTTGCTGCCATAGCCGCCAGATCGGGCTTTCGAGATCGTCGGTCGGTGCGACATCCCAGAACCGCAGGCCACTTTCCTCATCCTGCACGATCTTGATCATCCCGCGCCGACAGGTCGATGTGACGGCGCAGACGAAGTCGGCATAGGTGTCGCCGCGCCGTTCAACGAGCCCGAGCGGATCGCCCTGGCCTTTGATGTTGGCCAGCATCTCGTCGTATTCATCGACCAGTGCCAGCGCTGCGGGGTCGGATTTCAACGCCGCCGACGAACCGGCATGCGCCAGACGCAGCGGCACGCCTGCGATCACCTTGCGGGTTTTCGTCATCCGCTTGCCGCGCGCGACCTTGATCGCCAGCGTCGGCGCTTCATCGAGCAGCGACATGACGCGCGGCTCGAACTGCTCGGTCAGGAATTGCTTGTTCGGCCCGACGTACAGGATCGGTGCGGGCTTCTGGTCGAGCCGCTGACCGGCGATGTCGAGCATCGCCTCGGTCTTGCCGGACTGCGATGCGGTCACCATGACGACGCGCTTGTGCGTACCCTCGGCGACCGCGCGCTCGAACGGCACGATGTACGGCGTCAGGTACGCGTCGCGCGGACCCGGGACCGATGCGCCTTGCGGATAGGTGCGGTTCTGCGAACCCCAGACATCAGGCGGCGTTCGGCGCGATGGGCGGCTTAGTATCGCTACCCTCTGCCACCATTCCCGCGCGCGAGACGGCAGCATCGGCGATGCGGTCGAGGATGTCATTGATGGCCGTTTCTATTGTGCGGCGGATTTGCAAGTCGCGCGTGACGCGCGCAGGCAAGCCCGACAGCTCCGCGCGAAACATGCCGACGAGCTGGTCGGAGAGCGCGATCATTTCGGAGAGTTCGACCAAGCGGCGCTCGCGCTCGGCAATTCTCAATTCGACTTCGCGCGCGCGCGCATCCGAGACGCGGCTGGCTGACGCGCTCTTGGTCGCGCGCCGCTCGCTGTCATTCCGAAAGCGGATATAGCCCTGTACGACATCGACCAGATAAAACTGGTCCTTCCCCGCCTTTTCAATCCAGCCTTCTTTCGCCAATTGGCGCACGCGCTCAGCGGAAATCATGAGCAAGCGCCCGGCCAGATTGCTTGTCAGCAATTGCCCGCGCCCGCCGTCCGCGCCCGCTGGTGCGTTATTCGCGCCGCCGCGATCTGCGGCCCCGGCCGGAGTTTCCCGCCCCTGTGCGGCCCCTGTCGGCCCGCCTGTAACCCTTTGATCTTCCGCCATTTTTAGCCCTTTTCCGGCGGTCGATTTTCCTTCCAACAACCACTGGTTGGCCTAGTTCTGGGCCACTACCCCGCTGATTTGGCCCAATTCCGGGCCAGCGGGCCTCTACCAAAAAAGGATATTGAGAATGTCTGCCTACGTTAAAACCGAGACCAAATACGGCCGCCCCGAGCAATCGCTCGACATCCATCGCTTCGCGCGCGATCTCGCCAAGGCGATTGGCGGCAAGGTCATTCCGCAGAAGCCGGGCGAAATCCCGAACGAGCGCTATGCATCGATTGAGCTGGACGGCGCGGCGATCAGCTTCACCGCCGGTTGGGGCCGCAATGAGATTGAGAAGGTCAGCGTTCGGATATCGGCGCTCGGCCTCAACCTCTCATACAATGACATGCCGCGCGGCCCGGAATTCAAAACGCCCGAGGCCAAGGTCAGCACCGCCCGCCCGCTCGCCGCCATCGCCGCCGATATCAAGCGGCGCGTGATCGATCCCGGCAAAGCGCCGATTGAAAAGCTTCGCGAGCATGCCGCCGCCTGCGATCGGCAGCGCACCGATCTGCGCGCGACCGCTGATCAATTGCGCAAGCGTTATCCGGGCCTCTCGGTCACGGTGAAGGATGACGCCCGTCATTCCGCGACGTTCTACCGCAACGATAACAAAGGCCCGTATCTCTCGGGCAGCGTCGGCCCGGATGGCAGCGCATCGATTGAGCGCATCGGCTCGCTGACCCCGGAGCAGTTCGCGCGCGTCATGGCCGCGCTGTATCCGGTCGATGCGAAGGAGCGCCGCTGATGACCGCGTTGCTTTGCGTCGCCTTGATCAGCGCCGCTGCCGCGATTTCGGCCCTCACCGCTCTAACCTATTTCGCGCGGTGACCAATGGGCCAAAGCATCGAGGCCATGATCGCCGAAATCAAAGCCCGGCTTGCACATCTCGAAATGATCCGGCGCGCCATCGAGGCGCGCCGCCAACCCTCAAAGCAAACCCACGGAGCACTGCAATGACTACTAACCTAACCGCCGCTCAGGCCCTCTCGATGCTGGCCATGACATCCATGCGCCATTTCGACCGGGCCGATTGGGATATGTTCGCCGGATGCGAAAGCCGGTCGCCGATGATCGGCGAGTTCGACAATCACGTCATCGTTCTCGACGGCGATCTGCTCAACATCATCCACGCCGATGATGAGCATGGCGGCCAGCTCTTTAAGCTTTCCGACATGAACGCGGCGGCGCGCCCGGTTCATCCCGCCGAGAATATCGGATCGGTGATGCCATCCCCGACCGCGCGCCCGCTCGGCGAAATCCTCGCCCCGGATGAGAACGTCGGGTCGATGACGCTCGGCGAATTTTCGGCCCGCCTGACATCGGAGAATGATCGATGACGAAAACCCCGGCAGATGTCGGGATCGAGGCGGCGCGGGCGGATGACAACGCCCGCGCTTCCCGTATCCCTCTAACCCCGCAAGCGCTGACGGCATGGCGCGAGCGGCTCGGCTACTCGCAGCGCGAGGCGGCCCTCGTCATCGGCTGTTCGCGCGGCGCGTGGGCCGGATGGGAAAGCGGAACTAACCCCATCCCGCACTATATCGGCCTCGCAATGGCCGCGATTGCGCTGGGCGTCCAACCATACGGTGACGACCGATGAAAGCGCCGCATCCCGACATCGAGGCCCGCGCCATCGATGCAATCCGAAAGGCGGATCACTTCACCGCCTCGATCTTCCTCGGGCGCGGCAAGCACCGCGTCGTTACGGCACCCACGGTCTGGGCGGCGGTCAGGGCCGCCCGGATCATCGAGACCGACCCGCAAGCCTTCACCCGGCGGGCGATCATTTACGCGATTGCAAGCGATGGCATTGCAACAATGATTACCGCCGAGCTGATCCAGAAACTAACAGCCCTCGTCCTCAAAACCGAAAGCGTGACACCGTGACTTGGAAAACCGAGTTCCCCGACTTCCCCGACGACGACATGCCCGCGATGATCCCGGCGGACTTCGCCGATACCTCTTGGCATAACGACGCCTGCCCGAGCTTTACCAATGAAGCGCTCGGGCTCACCATCTGGATCGACTATGCCGAGCTGGCGATGCGCGAGCACCCGAGCGGAGAGCGGTTCACGTTGGAGCCGCACGACGAAATCGAGCCGCCCGCCGAGCACGTCAACAGCGACGATTTCGGCGATATCATCGCGGCCATCGACGAGCGGCGCAGCGAGATCGCGCTCTATCTCGAACAGCGGCGGCGCGCGCACATCGCGCGACCGGACGCGCCGTTTGCCGAGGGCGACCGCCTTCGCCTGATCAGCATGGCCGCTGATCCCGACCCCATCCGGCCGGGATCGACGGGCACCGTCATCGCGGCGCCGGTATTCTTCCAAGGCGCTTGGAGCATCCCGGTCAAATGGGATAACGGGCGCGGGCTTTCGCTCGTCATGCCGCCGGATCAGGCGGAAAAACTCTAAGCACTTGAAAGCCCGGGCACTCCACGGGCTTTTTTTGTGCGCGCAATCCGCCGCCCCTTGCGTGTGATCTGTAGCGGCCAGCTTGCGACATAACCGCGATCAATCATCCACGCCACGACGGGTGCCAACAGCCTTTCAATTTGGAGCGTGGGGGTCGGTGCTGCTCCGCCGCTGTTCCGACTGGACATCGGACATCGCCTGCTTCCCACGCGCAATTCCTCGATACATGCCCGCGCCGCGCCGCTCGATTTCCGAGTACGGGATTTCTTTGCATGCGAGCCGGGCGCGCGCCGCCGGGTTCACGAAATAGATGTAGCGCATCTGGTAGCCGTCAAGCGGCGTGCCCTGACCTGTCCAACTGCCGCCGGTCTTGGCGAAGTGATCATTGCGGTTCTTGCCGGTCACTTGCGTCATCTTGTGCGTGACCGAGCCATCGGCCAATCGCAGCAGCGACTTGTTCACCTTGATGCCGGTCAGCACGAAGCCCGCCGCGCGATAGATCGTGCCGTCACCGCACTGGCAACCATCGGCGAACGAGATGATCCATTCAATGTGCGGATAGGACTTGCGGATCATCCGCATTGCGATGGCGAGCGCGCGGCTTTCGGAGTTGCGCGGCAGCGCCTCGGAGAACGCCAGCCGGTTCAATTCGAGAAAGCCGTTCCATTTGGTATCGCGCACCAGCGGCTGGATGTGCGACTTGTCCATCGATGGCCCGAACGTCATCGCGCCTTCGAGCCGCCCGCCCAGAAAGACGCCCAGCGCCAGCGCCGAATTGTTCGTGACCTTGTGGCTATAATGCAGCCGCAGGATCAGCGCGTCCGCATCGCGTTTCGCAATCGGCGCGACGCGGATATCTTTAGCGCTCGCCATGGCCCGCCAGATATTCCGCGCAGATCGCGGCGAGCGCATTGCCTTGCGGAGATCGATTGGCGTCGCCCGCCTGGCGCGGCTTGGCCGCGCGCTCAATCGCGGCGTTCACGGTGTCCCATTGGTCGCCGTAGAGGATGAACGTCATATCGCGGTACGGCGACCGCTCGCCATCGGCGATCTCCGGCATCGTCTCAAGCACGCCAACGCCAACCGACAGCTTCGACAGCTCGTCCGCCGAGATGCCGGTCAGCGATAGCTCGAAACCGCCTTCCAGCAAATCATTCAATTCGAGCCGCAGCATCTCGTCATCCCAATCGCTCGCATCGGTCAGGCGATTGTCGGCGATGACATAGCCGCGCTTCTGGTTCTCGGTCCACCCGCGCGCGACGATGACAGGCACCTCGGCGATGCGGAGCAGCTTGCCCGCCGCCAACCGGCCATGACCGGCCAGAACCATTCCATCGTCAGCGGCGAGGATCGGCATAGTCCAGCCCCACTCGCGGATCGATGCCGCGATCTGCTCAATCTGCTCGGGCGTATGCCGCCGCGAATTGCGCTCATAGGGACGCAGCCGCTCTATCGGCCACATCTCCACCGCGCGCGATGATTGCGCCAGGTCATCCATTGCGATGCCGTCCCTCGTTGTTCGTGACTGTCCGGCGCAACCCAAAACAAAGCGGTGAAAACCCGAACAGAAATATGGGCAAAATCCGGGCGCGGCGGCCGCGCGAAGGGGGCCCCTCACCGATACGGTCCCTAAATTTTCTCGCGAAAATCGCGACGCATTGGCCCATTGCGGGCCATGCGGGGCGATGCCATGGCTTCAATCGATCAGGCCTCCCCTCCCTCCCGCCGGGGAAGGGCCGCCCACCATGGGCCATGGCAAGCCACGCTGATCGGCGGCGTTAGCCGGAGTTTGCTGGCAGCGGGCAGGCGCATGACTCGGCGAGATGGGAGACAGGGCCATCGGGAGACCGCCCCCTTCCCGAGGGGAGGAGGGCTATATCGCTCGATGATGACAGGCGAGGAGACCCCCCTCTCCCCTCCCTCCCCGTATGCCCATTTTCGATGCCGATGTTCGGATCATGGTGCGGCGGCGCGCGGTGGCGCATTCCGCAACGCCTGCTCAATCTCGAATGCGAGCGGCTTCGCTTGATAGGCACTGTCGAATGGCAGCGGTCGCGGTGCCGTGCCCGCCAACCATGAATACTTGTCGGCCAACTGCCACGTCATCAGCGCGGTGACGCATGGGAACGACAGCACGTCATCAAGGAATGGTCGGACGAAGGCAGCGACCGCCGCATCGATAGTCGCCGCAGCCGTGCCGGTTGGCAGCGCGGGCGCGGTATTGCCCGCATGATGCACGTCCAGTTCCGAGATGTGGACTTCCAGACCCCGCTCGCTCAGCTCGCCGAGTAGCCACATGATGCCTTCATGCGTGGCCCTCGCCCACATGATCAGATGGCTTTCAAGTCCGACGCCATGGATGGGGCAGCCTTGATCAAGCAGCCGGTCGATCAGGGCGAGGAAAGCAACGCGATGGTCCTCATAGGCGAACCGCTCAAGGTTTGCCTCGTTGAGGAACAGCTTCGCCGCCGGGTCGGCCTCGTGCGCTCGCACGAATGCACGGTTGACGTACTTGTTCCCGAACACATGCATCCACGTCTTGGAGCGCATACCGTCAGCGCGACCGTGCGCCAGCTCGATAGGCTCGTTGACCACATCCCAGATAGGGATGCGACCGGCATAGCGGCCGACCGTTTCAACAATGTGCTTATCGAAGTACCAGCCCGCCTGCTGCACTGTGACCGGCGCGGTCAGCGCTCCGAAGTCTGGCCCCGTGGCGCTTTCGGTCCACAGCCATGCCGGATTGTATTCGTTCCAGATCAGGGCGTGGCCCTTGACCTTGATGCCGTTCGCCTCGGCCCATGAAAGGAGCGCGTCGGCATCGGTCCAGTTCGGGGCCATGCTCGTCGGACGGACCCGGCCAAACTTCAGCGCCACGTCGGTCGTCACGATCCCGCAATGCTGCTGGTAGAGCGCGGCATACTGCGGGTCCAACATCGTCGGCGGCGCGGCGGCAGCGCCGAACATCAAACCTTTCGCCCTGGCGGTGACATTGAGACTGTCCATGGGGCCGCTCCTACGTCTTGGCCGCCAGCATGACGACAAAGATCACCGCGCACGCGACACCGACCGCATAGGACTTGTCGATGGCGGCGGCGATGGCGAGGATCAGGAATGCCAGCGGCATCTATTCGGCTGCCTCGACGCGCCATCCCATGCGCTGGCAATACGACAGCACACGCGCCTTGTGCCAACCGACCATGCGCCTGATGATCGGCGCGCTCCGGACCACAATGCCGTTGCGGATCACGACGCCCGCATTGAAGTGCGGGGCATCGATTGACAGCAGCTCCTCATTCACTGCCCAACCGGCACCTTCCTGTAGCATGGCGCTGCCCATGTGATGTCGGCGGCAACAGGCCCGGCGGCGAACGTCATCGCGCCCTGCATGGTTACGCTCACGTCCGAACCGGCGAGCGCCGTGGTCATCGGTGGCCGCAGCACCCCGGCCACCGCCACGTCACTCGGATAGAGCACCGTCGCGGTATTGTTCGGCATTGCTGCGGTGTCCGTGCTCGCCCAGATCGCCCGCAGGTTCTGCGCGCCAGCGGCAAGGGAGAAATCCCACCACATCTCCCAGAATTCACCCGCTGCCCCGGCATACGTCACGACGTTGCGGAGGTTCACGATCCGACCGTTGGTCGTATTGTTTCCAGAGACCTGAAGCCGGACTGCCGGTCGCCCGTTCAACGTCGTGATCGAGGATACCACGGCGAAGCCGCTATCGTTGTGTTCGACGATCCAGTTGGTCGGCACATCGCCGGTCGGCGCAGGCGTGCCGGTCTTGGTGCCTGCCGCTCCGGCAAAGAGCGGGTTCTCATTCGCCCCGACAAGGAAGTTCTCGGCCGTGTCGTAAATCGACAGCACGCTCTGCGAAGCGATCAACGTATTGAGCGCGTCGCCGACCGCGTTGCCGACATGGATGGCCCCACGGTAGTGCGGATGCAGACCATCGCCGCACATCGTTGTCGGATCGAACGTCGCTTCAAGATCGACAACCGCGACATCGTTTTGCGCGCGTATCAGAGCATTGAGGGCTTCCCGGTCGGCCCGCCGCCCCGCGCTCAGCCCCATCCATGTCGCGTCATTGCGAGGAAGCACGCAGATGTTGACCACCTGCGCGCCCGCTGCCTTGTAGGCGTCGATGCAGGTTCGCAGGTTGGCAAAGATCGTCGCTGGCGTATCGCTCGTTCCGGAAAGGTCGTTGGTCCCGGCGAGCAGGACAACCACTTTCGGATTGAGCGCCGCGATGGTCGCGACTTGCGTCGCCATCTGCGCCGCGGTCTGTCCGCCCGTGCCTTGGTTGTAGCCGGATGGCGCGAAGAAGCGACCCAGCGACCGGATCAGGGCGAAGCCCGCATAGGTCGGCCCGTTCGATCCTATCGTTATGCTGTCTCCCTCAAAGACGATGCGGGAGTGCAGCGGAAGGAGCACGGGCGCGGGGCCAGCGCCAGCGATGGGCGGCCGAACGTCAGTGACGCCGAGACCAAGCGCGAGAGAGATGCCCATGGCTCAGTACAGCGCCCACACGTTGTTGGCCGTCCCGAGCGTGACCTTGGTCGCGCGGATCGGGTTGTAGCCTTGCTGCAACGGGTAATCGGTCGCGGTGTCGCCATCGGCATCGACGATGGTGGCGGTGCCTGCGGTGCCGACCAGCAGCGCGCGACACTCAGCGAACGCCTGCGCGCTGGTGATCTTGACGTACTTTCCGGCCGGATCGTTCATGATGTCTCCTCCGAGTCCAAGCGCCCTCAATTCCTTAGCGTGCATGATCGTTTTCCCTTGCTGCTAGTCGGCTCAAATGCCGTTGCTGCTCTGCCGCCCAGATCAGAACCTCGATCTTGAGCGCCTGATCGCGAAAGCCGAGCCGCCGCAAGTTCTGCTCGGCGTCGACGCGGCTGCATGCGCCCTCGATGTACTGCCGTCGCGAGCGCTGATAGACCGCGCGCCATCGTTGCACATGCTCGGGGTCCAGCTTGTCGATGACATCGGCTCTGAGCATTGGATCACCACGGCAGGAATTGACCGAGCTTGGTTTCGATGACTTGCGGCAGCTCCTGATCCATTGCGGCATCTGCGATGAACGGGACGGCGTCGCGCTCCATCTCACGCGGGATCGAGCCGCCCATCAGTTTTCTCAGCGGGCCGCGCTCCTTGCTGGTCCGGACATAGACATCGCTGCCGACCATGAACGCGCCCTTGAAGCGCTGCACTCGGTTCCACGGCTTGGCGCGCACGCCGAACGAAAACTGCCTCGGCTTGAACTTCGACAGCGGATAGTATTTGCCGGTGGCTGTAATCGCGTATTGGAGCCTGCCCGGGTTTGCTCTTTCGACCTCCCACGACGCCCCTGCGTCGGCATACGGCACGCCGAGCTGCTTGGTGGTCTGCCGCTTGACCCGGGTGTACAGCTTGTTGCCGACTTGGTTCATCGACCACGCCACGATCTTGCGCGCCTTGCCCATGCCCAGCTCTTGCGCCGCGCGCTGAAATGCGCGCATGTTCGCCAGATCGAGCTTGATGACGATAGCGGCGGCCATGGCACTCGCTCAAACGAGGACGGTCATGCCGAACGCAGAACTACCTGCGGCATGACCGTCGAAGTTTCAGTTCGGACCTTTTGGGAGTGCGGCCCGGCCACTGCGGACATGAGTGTGGCGGGGGGTGCGCGGGCGAAGGAAACCCCCGTTTTTCTGACCTGTCAACGCGGTCTCACGAAATTTCCTTCCGGTCACTTCCGGCAATTCCGGGAATAGGCCATCCAGCAGATCGGTGTTCATTTCCAATTTGTCGTGACAAATGAGTCGCTTAGTCACGGCTTTGCGCAATCTGGCGCGGGCTTCGGCGTAGGACATGCCCCGACCAACTTTTTTTGCGGCGAGACGCCAATCCCGATAGGCGGTGTTGAACCACGACAGATCGCCGTTGACGTTGGCGCGCTCGATCAGGTCGCCGACTCGGCGCACCGCCGCCTGGACACGCGCCATGGCGGCATCGTGGTTTGTCAGCGAAATCTTCCAGTCCCTTGCGACGCGCTCGATCTCGACCCGCGCGCGCTCGGCACGGCAATCGAGTCTGTCGTTGGCATCGTGCGGCAGCACGCCGTTGACCTCGCTCGCTATCACTTCCGCCGTGTCGCGGTCCTTGACCCAGAACGCGGCACCGATCTCCGACCATGGCCACTTCTCGCGCATCGCCTGATAGGTTCGTTCGAGATCGCGCGTTGCGCCGACGATGCAGGGCTCACCGACCGGGATGGTCCCGACATAGACGGCAGCGACACCGAAGATGATCAGATATTCGCGGTCTGCGCCTTCCGGCAGTTCGAAGTCCATTGCTGTCCTCTCAAAAAACCGGGACACGGTCGAAGTGCAGGCCATCGGCGATCACCACGCAACCGGCGTCATGCCGGGCGCGCCATGTGTCGGCATAGCCGCCGCGCTTGCGCGTCACCCACCCGGCATCGCGCTCCATCGAGTGCGCCAGCGCCACGGCGTTGACGGCGGTCATCAGCTCGGGCCGATGGCCGAGAAATTGCGCGGGCCAGAAGATCGCGATCTCCATCCGCGACACGTCCGACAGCGACGGCATGACACGCACGCGGTTCTGGATTTTCTGCGTTTGCTCCAGCTCGCCCTGCTCTTTCTGAGCGACCAGATCATCGAACTCGTAACAGTAGGGCGGCCATGCGTTGCCGGAGCCGCCGCCCGCGCCGACCGGCAGCGTGCGCAATGTCCGCATTGCCTCGGCGAGGCGCTTGCCGACATGCGGCCCGTTCCATGTCGATGGCGCGATGTCCTCCATCACGGCATCTTCGAGCGGATTGAATTTGATATCGCCGCATCGGACCAGCATCGTCATAGCAATTCTCCCTGCGGTTCTTCGAGCTGTTGATAACGCTGCGTGCTACCCTCGAACTTCATCCTGATCGCGCCCTTGTATCCGGTCTCGTCAAACCGAACTTTTGCGATGTGGATAGTGGCCTGCCCACCTTCGGCGGCGCGCTCGATCACGACGCCGTGGTCGCTTTTGTTGAACCAGTGCGCGCTGCCCTCGATGTCGTACAGCGTCGGCGTCCTGATCTTGCCGTGCTCCCAAACATCTTTGGTCGGATGCGCAAGCACGATCACCGCAACCTCGTACTGCTTGCCGAAGCGCTTCAGCATGCGGATGGCGCGCCCGACATACTCGGAAACGCTTTCGTCGCGGCGGCGCGCGTGCTCAATCTCGTTCCATGGATCGATCAGCAGCACCCGGATGCCGTCACGCAGAACCGCATCGCGCGCCTTCTCGATGATCCAGTCGAGCGTCAGATCGTCCTCCTCGGCATCGTTCGGATCGTTGTCCATGAATGTGAAAAACGTCTCGATGAAGCGGTCGGTTTCGACATCGGGCGATGCGTTGCCCGAAATGATCCGCCGCAACTTGTCGCGCAGGTAAGGAACTGTCGGCATCTCGGCAGAGAACACCGCAGACCGCCAGTGAAAGGCGCGCGCGATGTTGACCAGCACGTTCAAGGCCCATGTCGATTTGCCGTGGCTCGGGATGCCGGTGACCACCATGAACTCGCCGGGGAAAATCTTCATCCAGCCGTTGCCTGGAAAGATGCCGTCGAAGATCGGCCAGCCGATTGAGATCGGTTGCAAGGTTTGCAGCGATGGATATTCGCTCAGACGATACAGGCCGCGCACCGGGTAGAGCCGCGCGTTGCGAATGACATCGCTCACGCCATCCTCGCCGTGCATCTCCAGCACCTTGTTCAAATCCTTGCAGCCCTTCGGATAGGTCACGAACAGGCAGCGCGCGGCACCGAGCCGCCGCACCAGCTCGGCAGCAAGCCGATGACCCGCCGGATCGTCATCGACCGCGAGAATGAACCGCTTGACCCGCTTCAGCCGGTCGCGGTTGTTCCAGAGAAATTCGAACTTGCCGCTGCGCTCGGTCTCGGGATCGAGCGGCGGCAGCGGTGCGCCATCCTTCGGCGGCGGCGGCGCACCATCGGGCACCGAGACCGTCAGCGGCCATCCGCTCTGGATCGACACAATCGCGTCCTCGAACCCCTCGGTGATGATCAGCGCCTGCGCGCCGCTTTCGAGCAGCGGGTCATCAAGCACATCGGAATTCCAAAACGTCCGCCGACCGCCCTTGCGATGCCAGAAGAACTTTTCGCCGTCGCGCTCGGTGCGGTATTTCTCGTTGACGACAGCGCCATGCTCGACGAACGGAAACGCGATGACGTTGCCGCGCGGATTTGGAACGACCGTTCGCTCGCCCGGCTTACCGACGACCGCCCCCGTATAGATTTCGAACTTCGTGACCAGCTCGGCTGATATCCCCCTTTGTTCGAACCATTCGGCGTGGCGCGGTGCGAGCGTTGCGGTCATAGCTGTAGCTCCCGTGGAAGTCGTCGCAGTGGAAACATCGGAAGAAAAACCCGTCCGCTTCGCAGCGGATCGAGACACATCGGTTTGATTTCTTGCGCCGCGTGGGCGAGCACGCGGGGCAGCGGATGTATTTCGTGCCGCGATGGGATCGGGGATCGAACCCGATGCTCGCGAGCATCCGCAGCGTTTCGTCCATCGAGCGGTTCATGGCTGCACCACCGTTGGCGGTGCCTGCCCGCGAATGACCGCGCCGACGTACTCGCGCGGTCGCTCCTTCGTTGACGCCTGCTCAATCGCCGCCCTTGCGAGCGCGACCTTGCCATCTTTCGCCTTGAGCAATTGCGAGATCAGTCCGCCCGCGCTCTTGCCGAGCACTTCGCGCCCTCGACGGAACAGATCGGTTTCGGGATCGGTCGTGACGGACCTCGGTCCATCGTCGTGACCCAGCGGAAGCTCGTCAGAGATCGAGCGCGCGCCGTTAGGTGCGGCATCTTTCTTCTCTTCTCTAGTCTCTTCTAGTCTTGTCTTGTCTCTTATGTTGGAATGCTTACTAAGCGCCGCTTGCGCCGGATCGTTATTTTTCAATGAGTTATTTTCGTCATTCCGCTTCTGTGCGCGCACGATGGCGGACTTCTTGCCGCCGTGTGCGGCGCGGGTTCGGTTGTCATCAATGGCCTGTAGCTCGGTGATGGCCCTGTCATTCGCAATGCGTCCGTCCTCAACCCGCAGTTTCCCGAGGTCAGTCAACGTCCGCAAGCAGCGCCGATATGTGTGGATGTGCTGCCGACATCGCCCGGCGATCCCATGCTCGTTGTTCGCAATCGGCCCCTCGTTCAAATAGATCAACTGGCAGATGACGTGATAGGTCCGATAGGTCTCGGCATCGAGCGCCTCGGTGCCGTCCATCCAGTCGGGAATGTCGTGTTTGTAGAACGTCACCATCACGCCGCCCTCGCGTTTGCTTTGAACACGGCCCCGGCAAATCCTGGCGGCGTGGCGCTGCGCTTATCGACGCGATCAGCGCTCGGCCCATAATTCAGGATCATCGAGCCTTTGGTCGGCTCGACCCATGTCGGCGGGTCGAACATATCCCCGGGCCGGATGCGCTCGGGCATGACGAAGCCGCCGCCCACCCATAGGCATGTCGCCTTGGTATAGGGGTCGCCGTAGTCGCAAGGATCGAACATCCAGTCCGGCTCGCGCCAATAGGTCGAGAGCGTGCTGACCGGGTTCTCGATCATGAAGGGCGCGCCGCTGTCCTCGCAGATCTGGCGGCAGGCATCGACCACTTGCAGCGCGTGGATCAGCGCGGTCAGGCCCTTCTCCCGCATCCAGCGCGCGCCGGAGACGGCGAGATCGGAGCATGATGGGAATGCGAATGCGATGACCGGCGGCGGCAGATGCTTCGGATAGCGCCACTCGGTCACGTCGGCGACGATGTGATGACGATGCGGATGCGGGTTCGCCGCCGGTTGCAGATCGACCGTGATAGCGGAATAGCCTGCATCCAGCCACGGCATCACCATGATGCCGGTTCGGTCGCACAGGCTTAGGACGATCCCGCGCGCCGTCATCCGCTGATCCTCCGGCGGAACAGCGGCGAAGTCTGCACGGACATTGCGGGGTTGAGGATCGAGGCTTGGTAATGCCAAAGCGCCAACGCATCGGCGGCGTTGTCGTCGCAGGGCGACCAGCCGAGCCGCAGGCATGCGGCGACCGTCAGGTCTTTCGCTTCCTTGCGCTTGTGCCGGTTCGAGCCGATGAAATGCGCGCGCACATCGGCGACGCGCGCCTCGCGAACGTCATAGCCCGACAGCGTATAGGTCAGCTCCTCGACCACGGCGGCGAGTCCGATGAGCTGGCGAATGGTGTTGATGTTGGTCTTGCCGCCCATCTGCTGCGGCGTCAGCGGCCCTTCGAATACGATGAGCTGGATGTCCTTCTCGACAGCGAGGAAGTCGGCGAGCCATTGCCGAGCGCCGGAGAACACTGCCGCCATGCTCGCGCCCTCGCGCGCGAACCGGATTGAGCCCGAGCGCGGCACCGCATCAGCGGTGCACGGTGCCAAGGCCCAACCGGCGCGCGCCGCGAGATCGAGCGCGAGTATGCGCGGCAGGTACGTCATTGCATCGATGGATGCGCTGACTGCGTTCCGACCGATGCGGCGCGCCAGAGCGGCAGGTCTTTGACGCCCTCGGCGGTGGCGAGCATCGAGAGGACTTGCTGCTGATCAGCTTCAAGCTCCTCGTAGATGTCGCGGTTCTTCGCCTCGTTGACCCTGATCTTGACCAGCGAGCGCAGCTCCTTGGTCGGGATGCCGCGCGCCTTCGCTTCCTTGTAGCAGTTGGAAATGCTCTCGCGGATGTTGCGGCAGCGCGACATCGATTGACCGCGCTCGCTGTCGAGATCGGCATGAAAGCCGTCGATCTTGGCGAGGATTTCCTGCACCACTTCCGGCTCAAAGTCGTTGGTCGATTTGGCTGACTTCGCCATTCAGTCGCTTCCTTTCGTTGCTGGGTCAGTGCTGGCGGTGGGTGTGGAATATCCCGTGGTGCATCTCGCAATAGGACGAGCCCGCCAGCTTTGGCGCACCACAGAACATCGTCAGGCCGTCGCCGCCCCTTTCATCGAGCGGCGCGCGGCACTGATTTTTTCGGACACGGATGATCGAGACAGGCTTGCCGACCGGGCTTGCGCTGATCGGCCTCGGCGTGAAGGTCGGCGACGCGCCAGCGGCAACGACAATAGGCGCAGGCTGCGGCGGTGCCGCTGGTGTCAGCGCTGGCGTCGGCTTCGCTTCCGGAGATTTCTTCTCGCGCTTCAACCCGAGCCGCGCGATCTTTCCGCATACAGCGTTGCGGCTCACATCGAGCGTGTCCGCGATGCTCTGCACCGTCACGCCGCTGTCGAACAGCTCAATCAGTTGTTTGAGTTTGGCTGGGTCCGACCAGATTGCATCGGTCATGATGAGCGATCCCGTTTTTCAAAATCGGAGCGCTCACCTTGTAGACACTGTTTTTTGCCGCGCGCTACAAGACACCGGAAACTATTTGCAGGAACCGGAAAGAGATTATTCGCGCGAACAATCGCGGATAGATTTTTACTACCGACGAATTGCAAAACGATTTTTCTCATTCAAACGATGCAGATCGGAACCGGAAGCTATTTTTCTCCGGCACGATTGACAGTTGCAGGCAATCGAATTTTGATAACGCGGTACGGTTGAGCACAGCGAAAAACAGAAACGCTCATCGTAACCGCGCAAGTTGGTGGACGGACCTGCCAACCGCAGCGCGCACAACGCGGACCAAATAGAACGACGATCATCAGACCTGTCCCAGAACGGTGCGCCGACGCGCGCCGCTCAACGGGCGAGGTTTGACCAACCGCTATTCGGGAGGATCGCGCAATGCAGTCGATGCCATGGAACGGTCAGCGCATCGCTGCGCCAGGGATTTACCGCCACATCCCGCTGGATGACTACCATCGCGCCGACATCTGCGATGGCGTCTCGGTTTCCTCCTCAATGCTGCGGGGCATCGACGAGAAGTCGCCCGCACATTTCTTCGCCAGAGCTGCGTTCAACCCGAACCGCATCATCCAGAAGGAAACCGATGCCTACCGGCTCGGTCGATTGCTGCACCTGCTTATTGAGGGCGTGCCCTTCAACGAGAGCCGGTACATCATCCGGCCCGAGCGTGCGCCAGATGGTCGCGACTGGCACCACGCCAACAAGACCTGCATCAAATGGATGGCTGATGCGCGGGAACGCGGTCAGTCCGTCGTCTCGATGGACGATGTCGAGCAGGCCAAGGGCATGATGCTGGCGCTCGGCAAGCACCCGATGGTGATGCAGGGCTTGCTGGCCGGTGATGTCGAGCGCTCGCTGTTCTGGAAGAAGCACGGCTACTGGATCAAGGCGCGCCCGGACAACATCCCGAATGACAGCGGCGACTTCGTCGATCTGAAAACGACCGAGAGCGTGCTGTATCGCGACTGCCAGCGGTCGATCATCAACTACGGCTATCACATGCAGGGCGCGATGATCCTTGAGGCCGCGCGCGCGCTCGGCATACCGGCGTCGTCATTCACGCTGGTCTGGGTCGAGAAGAACCCGCCCTATTGCGTCCGCGTCCAGACCCTGCGCGACGAGGATTTGCTGCGCGGCGAAAAGCAGAACGAGCTGGCGCTGCGTACCTTCATGGAATGCTACGAGGCCAAGCACTGGCCCGGCCCCGGCGATGACCACGCCGACGCCGAATATATCGACCTGCCGGACTGGTATCGGAAGTCGGTCGATGACCGGATCAACTACCAGCTAAGGGAGGCCGCCTGATGTCCGACACCACCATCACTGCGGAGCGCGTGACCAAGGGCGACCTGATGCGCGGCGACGCCGAGAAAATCGTCAGCGAGCGTACCGAGGCGGTGCAACTGTTCAAGGGCGGCGGCGTCGATTACGCCAACCTGCGCGACATGGTCGATGCCGCGAAGCTGATGGCGACGGCTGGCCCGATGATCCCGCCGCACATGCAGGGCAATGTCGGCATGTGCTTCGCCAACAATCTCCGTGCGCAAGAACTCGGTATCTCGCCGCTCGCTCTGGCGAACTGGTCCTACGTTGTCGAGCAATGGGTCAACGGCCAGAAGGTCCAGCGCGTCGCCTATGAGAGCCAGTTCTTTCACGCGATCATCGAGGCCCGCGCGCCGATCACGACGCGATTGCAGGTCGGCTATGAAGGCAGCGGCGATGCGCGCAGGTGCCGGGTATGGGCGACCTTCAAGGGCGAGACCGAGCCGCGCTATTTCCCGCCGCTCGATGCCGACCCGGATCAGTTCACGCTCGGCAAGCTGCATCCGGGCCACAACGAGAAGGGCAAGGTGAAGGGCTCGCCGCTCTGGGACAAGAAGCCCGACCTGCAACTGTTCTACAACATGAGCCGCGATTGGGCGCGGATGTACTGCCCCGATGTCATCGCGGGCATGTATGGCCGCGACGAGATGGAGGACGCCGGGTTCACGGTCGCGTCCGACATCGCCAAGGATGTCTCGCCCAAGCTTTCGGCGCGGCTGCGCGGTCCATCCGCCGAAGGCTTCAGCGGCGCGGAGAAGGCGCTGGCCGGTATCGAGGCATCGATTGCCGCGAGCGCATCGCAGGCCGCCCCGCCTGCCGAGGCCAAACCATCGAGATCGCGAAAGAAATCGGAGCCCGAGCCTGAGAAGGTCGTCGCCGAGCCCGAGACATCGGGCGCTGGCACCACCATTGAGCAACCCAGCGAAGCGACCGAGCAATTCCCCGGCGACATCCCGATGAAGGCGGCCGATACATGACTGAAGTTCTCGTTTGCGTTGGCAACTACGACCGCCACAACTCTCCCCATGCCGCGCCCGATGCGGCGCACCACCACGACGACATTGACCGCTATACCTGGATGGAGCGCGAGTACCGGCGCGAGGTCGGCAATCGCAAATGGCACAAGCACTGCGCCGTCGTCATCAAGCTCGGCGCGATTGCCTTCGACATCCCGGTCGATGACATCCTTGCGCGCGACAACAATCGCGAGAAAACCGACAAGCGCCACAAGATCATGGCGTTCGCGCGGGTCGCCACTGGCGCGACGTTCCATCAGCTCGCGGACGCCTTCAACCGCAAGCATTCCGCCGTCGCCGTTGGCGTCGAGCGCTTCGAGGCCATCGTTCGCCGGGTGATCGACCGATGAAGCGCACCAAATATGCCGTCGATACCAAGGTGCCGGTCCCCCAGACCCGCATCGAGATCGAAACCACGCTCGCCCGGTTTGGCGCGACCGCGTTCGCCTATGCGGTCCATGAGACCGGCGCGTCCATCGCGTTCGAGTGCAACAGTCGGCGCATCCGGTTCTCGCTGCCGCTCACCAAGGGCGACGACGCGAGGACGCAGAAGCACCACCGCGAGCGCTGGCGCGCGCTGTTTCTGACCATCAAGTCCAAGCTGGTGTCCATCGATAGCGGCATTGAGACGTTCGAGGATGCATTCATGCCTCACATCGTCATGCCGACCGGGCAGACGGTCAGCGAGACCATCCGCCCGCAGATCGCCGACGCCTACAAGGGCGGCAGGATGCCGCTGCTGCTGACTGGCCCGACTTAACCAACCGAAGGAGAACCGACTGATGAACCTGACCAACGAAATCTCGGCGCTCGAAAGCCAAGTGCAGATGCTGCTCGCCGAGAACGAGAGCTTTCGGCACACGCTGTCGGTGATGGAATTCGAGCGCGAGCAGTTGACCCGCCGCTGCTCGACCTTGCAGCGCGAGCGCGACAATTACATGCGGAGAGCCGAGCAGATCAAAATCCTGCTCGACCAGACCGGCGCGAACTTGGTGACCGGCCTGCACAAGTACCACGCCGCCGAGCGCGAGCTGGCCGAGCGCGACGCCATTCGCCTCGATGAACTGCCTGCGCCGAGCGCGCCGCCCGCCGATGAGCGTGGCCGGTATCGCGGATTGGACCCCATCGACTATGGCGAGGCCAAAGATGGTGCACTCGAACCACAACCTCACGCCTGACGCGCGGCAGGTACTCGACCGGCTGCTGCACCGGCAGCCGGTCTGCACGCTGGGCGCGCTCGCAACGCTCGACAGTGACGAGATCGTCGAGGGCTATCTCGATGGCCGCGAGAACTTCCCCTGCGGCGACAACCGCAGCCGCAGCTACTGGCACGGCAGGCGCAACGGAATGATGGACGGCGGCCACATGGACCGCGATTGGGCGTCGTCGATGCTGGCGAAACAGTATGTGGAGAAGCGCCGATGAGACATCAGGATTTCCCGCTGGTCGATGTTGCAGCCAAGGCGAAAGAGATCGCGCTGATGGGCCATGAGGTTCATCAGAAGTTCTCCTGCGCGGGCTGCGGCGCGCGCCTGACCATCAGCACGCCGAACAAGTTTCACACCAAGGGCACCTGCGACCAGTGCAAGGCCGTCACCGACATCGCGGCGCAGGGCTGCAATTTTGTCGTCATCATGGGCCGCAAGCGATGATCGCTCGCCGCGCCCTCCTGCAAGCCCTCGCCTGCGCCATCGCCGCGCCCGCCCTGGCGGCGGCCAATGAGGGCGAAAGCTTCAGCGCACTATGGGACCGGCGCATCGTGCTGCGCGAGAACGTTGCGCCGCCGCCGGTCACCGCCGCAGCGGAGACCGCCGTCGTGACAGAGGTTCGGCCAAAGCGGCGGCATCGCAAACATTTCCGGCGGCGTCGATACGCCCGCCGCTACCGCAGGAGGCGAACATGACCAAATCGAAGATCGGTAAAAACGAGATGCGGCTGCGCGAGATGCGCGAGCAGAACTTTGCCGCGCGGAAGAAGGTCAAGACGTCGTCAAGCTTCAGACCAAGCCGATAGGCGCGCCGCGCGTCAAGAAGGGACGGCGGTGACCCGCGAGCAGCTCATCCCGTTCGCGGCGATGGGCGGCGCGTGGCTATTGAGCAATGCCAGATACTTCTGGCGAACATGGAGAGACCGATGAGAATTCCGAAGGGCACCGACATCCGCGTCGATACCGCAAACGAGGTGGTCGAACTGCACATCACCGCCGCTATCACGACCAAGGCGCAGGCGAATGAGCTAGCCGCCGCGATCAAGCAATTCTCCTCCTTGCTTGAAGGCGAAAAGCGTCAGCGCAAACCGAAAGCGGCAGCGGTCGCCGCCTAGCGAGGGAGATAGATCATGAGCTGGTATCCGACGCTGGTTTTCTATTTCGGCCTGTTCGATGCGGGGATCATCATGGCGGGCGGCTTGCTCGTTGCGGTCTACATCCTGCTCGGCTGGGACTACGGCAAGATGTTCGAGCGGATCGGCCCGGCGCTCGCGGTCGTCATCGGTTCGAACGTCGCCGCCGCGCTGATCCTCGGTGCCACGCGATGGTTGATCGGATGAAGAACCTCTACACCATTGTCGGCATGAAGCATCGGCCCGGTGCCAGCGGCATCGTGGCCGCGATGAAGGCAGGCGAGCCGCTGACGCTGCGTCGTGATCCCAACAATGAGCACGACCGTTTCGCGGTCCAAGTCTGGTGCCGCGATGTGCATGTGGCGTTCATCAAGGGCAGCGAGGTCCAGCCGCTCGCCGTGGCGATGGACGCCAGCAACGAACTGATGCGACCGGCAACGCTGGTTTATGACGGGACGCGCTGGCCGCTTGCGGAGGTCGATGATGGTTGACCGTAACGTTTTGCCGCCACGCCGCGCCGCCGAAACGTTCGACCTGCCGTTCGGCGGATTGAACCGCAACCATGCGGTGACGGTCGGCTACTACGACGACGGCAGGCTCGGCGAGGTGTTCATAACCGGCGGCAAGTCGGGCGAGGCCGTCGAGGCGGTCGCGCGCGATGGCGCGGTCCTGCTCTCGCTGGCGCTGCAATACGGCGTCCCGCTTGAGACGGTGGCCAGAGCCATCACGCGCGACAGCCAGAACCAGCCGTCGAGCATCATCGGCGCGGTGGTTGACCGATTACTTGTGAAGGAGACCGGCGATGGCGGGACAGATGCAGAGCCGTGAGATCAACTGTCAGGTTTTTCGCGAGACCGATGGCACGGCGACGGTCGAGCTGATCGTCAGCAAACTGACCCCCGCCGAGGCCGACCTGATCGCGCAATCGATCCGCGTGCCGATCCGGGAGACCGTCGCCGATGTTTGCAGCAAGGGCGGGCGCATCCCGTACCGGATTGAGGGGCGCGAGGATTGATGAGCCGTTGCGCGCCCAGCCTCCGGATCAAATGCGCCGCCGCGCTGCTCGCGCTGACCGACGATGACGGCGAGCGCCTGATCCCGCATGAGCACGCCAAGCTGATGTCGGCGGATCAGATCATCTCGCTGTTCCAGTTTGATCACTATCCGATCCGGGTCGAGGCAGGCGGGCCGACCGAGCCGTGGAATTTGGACCCGCGCCTGATCCTGGAGCATCGGATCAAGACCGCGAAGAAGGACATGCCCGAGATTGCGAAGATCAGGCATGTCACCGATGCCGAGGCGGAATTCCGCGCCCGCCTGCTGGCGAAGGATCGTGGTGAGCGGAGACCGAAAGGCAGATGGCCGTCGCGCCCGATGCGGCGGCGGAATGAGGACCGACGATGAGCGAGATTGTGAATGAGCCGCAGCGGCTGGTCACGGTGCGCGAGGCGTGCCGCTATGGCGGCTTCTCCCACACCAAGTGCTACCAGCTCCTCAATGCCGGGCAGATCGACGCCTATAAGCGCGGCGGCCGGACCTTGATCGACCTCGACACAGTCGATGCCTACAAGCGCGCGGCGCTACGGCGGATTGAGCCGAAGGCGGCGGCGGGAGGGCGGCCATGA